TTACTCTCCGTGGCGCGGCTCGTACGTCGGGTTCGTGGGATAGCCGAGCAGCCACCCAAACCACGCCCAACGCTGCGACAGGGCACGCACGAGCGCGTAGTACGAGGCCGTGAAGATCGTCGCGAACAGCAGCGTTACGGACTCCGCCGTTGCCGCGTCAAGCTGCAGGCCAGCCTGCGCGAGATAGGACAGCACCAGACCGACAACGGCCGGCACGACCGTCCGTACGAGCGCCTTCAGTACATCGCCAACAGTTTCAGTCATCAGTTCTCCTTCGGTGGTTGCAGCGTGTTCTCGATGTCTTCGACGCGCTCGTTCAGGGCCGCGTCTCCGGTCTCCATCAGCGTTTGTAGAGCGTCGACCTTGTTCTCAATCCGCACCGTCGCATCTTTGATCGACGTGCCCGAGTTGAAATGGGTTTCGTGGTGGATGTCTTTCACCTGCGACTCGATACGCACCACCTTCTGTTCGATGTCGGAGATCGTGCTGAGTTTTGCGGGTAGGTCAGCGAGCGCGTTCACCGTGGCGACAAAGCGGTTCAGCCACGGCCACATCTTCACTCCGAAGAACGCGAGCGCGATGACCGCGAGCGCCCAGAATCCGAGCTGCACGGCGCTCAGGTCTCCAAGGAGCACCCGCAGTTGGTCCTCGCTCACTTTTCCCAGTAATCAGTGACGGTGCGGATCGCACTGACCTTCACTGGCTTCGCCCCCACGGGCCGCACCTGCACCCGCAACCGCGTCTCCGTGTTCGCACCCTTCGCGGAGAGGTCGACCGGCCACGCGTGCACGCCCTTGCGGTCATAGCGGGCGATCACCGACCCTGACGACTTCGCAACGCGCTCCGTCTTCGTGTTGACGGTGTCATACACGAACCGGGCCTCGAACTCCCCATCCGTGTGGATGATCGCGTTCGTCGTCCCGACACGACGCTTCGCACCCGGGTGGAGGATCGTGACGTGCCGCTTCTCGTTGATGTGCAGCGTCGTCCACTTACCCGGCGCGCACACCTGCCCACCGTTGTATTCCTTTGTGCTGTGCCGTTCCGGCATGGGGTCCTCCAAGATGATCGGTGCGGGCGGTGCCGGCACGATGATGTTCGGTATCGAGACAGGCGCGCACACGCGCACCCCGTTGAGGTCTTCCGACCAGAACCGGAAGACAGAGTTGAACGCCCGCTCAACCTCTTCGATCGTGCGGAACCACTCCCCACCGATGCCCTCACTCGGGGACGAATAGAACCCGCGCTGCCCGATCCCGAAAGCGTCGGGAGTCGTGACGACGACGTGCCCGTAATCCTCATACGTGTACCGCTGCTCGATGTAGTTCCAGTACGTTCCCCAGTGGGAGAACCACACCACCGCGAGCGCGTCCGTAGGAAAGTTCCGGTCATAGTGCCGATACTGGGTTTGGTTCGCCGCCGACGTCGCCGAGTGCGGGCCACCCCCAGCACCCACAACCTTCTGCGCCTGAATCAAGCAACCACCGGCCGCTGACTTCGCCTCAAAGTTCGGGCTGATGAGTGTTCTGTAGGCCATGAGAGCTCCTGAAATAGGAGAGCCCCGCGGTTAGGCGGGGCTCGAATCGTCGGGGGCTGGGTTTCTGAGGGCTCGGACCGCGGCGAGGATCATCCCGTCAGTGATGACTCCCGGGTCCGCGCCTGGCTCTTCGTTGCCAGCCGCGAGCGCGGACGCGTAGGCCGCATCCCACCCGGGCTGCGCGGACAACTGCCACGCCTGAGCTTGCGCCCAGAACTGGGGGTCGGGGCTTTCTCGGTTGCTGCGCACGCGGTGACGCGGAGCAGGATGTGGGTGTCGCCAGCGAGGCGAGCCTGCGTGAGATATGACATGTTTTGCTCCTTCATGAGCCCACCGGGTTACGGGAGTAGATAGGTGACCGATCCATAGGCGTCCACGTTTGACAGCGCTTCCGAGAAGATGACCTGCACAGCACCGCCGGAAACACGCATCTGCCCGAAGCGGCTGGTGCCACCCGACTTGTACGCGTTCCCCACACCGAGGGTTCCGGCTGGCGCGTACTCCGACCCGATCGCGGCAACAGTGAGATACGTGTTCGCCGCGACTGTGATCGGGAACGCCGACATTTTCACCATGATCGAGTTGCCCTTGCGGACAACTGTCACAGGCGCCCCGATCGAAGACGGGAGCATAACGTTGCCCACGGTGTCACCAGGAAACGCCGCCTGCGAACCAAAGGCGAAGCGATCGCCTTGGTGGACGATAGAGCTCAGCACGTTTCCCAACGCGTCGTATACCGTGATCGCGGTCCCGAACACCTCAAGCCGTTCACCAGATTCAGCTGTAGCCAAGCGTCCAGAGAAATAGTTCTCGGCACCGTTCAGGCGCGCAGTTCGGGCGCCGAGTGAGTTAAACAGTTCAAGCCCGTCATCTTCAGTGAGACGCCACCCCGCGGTGGGCTCGACCTGAGCGAATACCGCTGTCTTGATCTCCCATTCCAGCGTGGCCCGTTGCGCGTATGCAGTTGGGATCGAGTCTGTGTAGGAAGCTGGATAGCCCCCATACCCGAGACCGACAAGGGCGCTTGTACCCACCCACTCGGCGTCCTGCACGCCGGACCTCGTGCGCCTGCTCCACGATGCACTCGTCGTAGTTCGGTTCAGGCCCGTCCCCGCTGCCGTATACGTTGCCCGTACCCGATACCGAACCTCCCCGGTGTACGAGGCGTTCCACCACGCGTTCAAGCTGCCTGCAGATAGCTGCGCACTACTGATTGGCACCGACACCAGAACGGCAAGAGTGTCAGCACGTACGATTTCGACAGATGCGGCAGCAAGGAACGAACGAGAATACTGCCCCGGCACGGTGTACTCGAGCCGAATATTCCACCGCTCCCCTGCGGCAACCATAACTACCGAAGAGTTTGTCAGGTAGGTAGTTCTCGAAACATCAGCGTTGCGGGCAGGTTCGGTAACCTCCGCGAAGGACGGGTCAAACCTACCGCCGCTCCCATACGTAAACGTAAGCGCGCTCTGGTTGACGAACTTGTACGGGTTGTTGAACCCGCGCGAGGTCTGCCTCATCCACGCATAGTTCGGCATGACCGCCGTACCGGTCTTTCGCACAAACGTGCGGGACCGTAGCTCGGCCACGACCGACCCACGGTTTCTGGTAGTCACGGTCACGCCCGACGCATTCGGCATCGTCCATGACTGGTCCCAAGTGATCGTGTCACGTTGCAGAACCGCTGCATCCCCCAGGTGCCCAGACGCGATCCACGCAGTGTCAATCTGTGACTCGAAAGCTGGGTCTGCGAGCTTGTTTGCGCCGGTCCCCAACCGCGACGACGAGGCAATGGTTGGCGCTTCGATGTACCCGCCGAAGAACTGCCCATTCCGAATTACCTTCGCATCGAGTGCATCAGTAGACAGGTTGGGAGCCGAAACGATTCCATCCGCGAGCCGGATCGCCCCTTCATCACTCGGCACAATGAGTTCGTCAGCGAGGTACTGGGCGTGCACCCAAGCGCCACCGTCCCAAACATTTGCCTCGTAGGGCTTCCCGTTCTCACGTACCCGGACGAGTTCCGCACCAACACGGACCCCGTCATCAGGGAGAGTGGGCACGATCTCGCCGCCGTCGATCTGCCGATACCTCGCGTTGCCAAGCGCAGTTTCCGTCGCGTAGGACGCATCCACAGCTGCCTGCTCCGCGGCTTCTTGCGCCTCGTCCACCGCGCGGTTAACTCCGATGGCGTCCATTGCGGCTTCGTGGGCCACTTCACCAGCATCAGCGATTTCTTCCCACCGATCCGTGCCCTCCTGGATCGTCTCGTTGACGAGTTCTGACGCATCAATCTGGTCATCGATATCAAGGCTGGGGCCTTCAAGATAGATGTCGAGGTTGTCTGCCTGGTCCTGGTCCAGAAGGTCGAGCGCTTCCTGCTGCAGCTCAGACAGTTCCCCAGCTTCGACCCCGCCAACCAGGGCTTCGTCCATCGGCACCGTGTTGTCGCCCACATCAATCGTGGATCGCACGACCTGCCCTGTGCGGGCCTGCGCAGCCCGCTTACGCGCCTCGGCAGCCCGCGCTTCAGCGTCACGCCACAGCAACACTTTGCGCTTCAGTGGGATGCTCATACGTCTCCTAGCTTCAGGTCCGCCTCGTCCAGGCCGATCCACTCGATCTCTTCGATCCGGCGCCACAAACGAACGCGACCCAGATGCTCAATCTCGGCGTCGATGAGGATCTCGTCTCCCACACCAAACGTGCCCTTCTCAGCGTTCGGGTGAGAGGCATCCACGCGGATCGCGTCCACGCTGAGGCGCCGCATCCGCCGCCGCAGCTCCGCACGGGCCGCTACCTCCAACGAGGCCTTGCGGGTGATGTGCTTCATATCGACCGCGACAAGCTTTCGACGGCGCGTGTCCGTCGCCCCCACAGTCACTCTGAGCGCGTCACGCCCCTCACCCGCACCGATCGCGAGGACCGTGTTCGCGTACTGCGACACATCGGACTCGACCACGACCGGCTCAATGATGTTCGCCTCGCCCACGAACCTGAGATTGGTTTGCCGGCGACCCACGCGCGGCACCAGGCGGATCTGCTTCAAAACCCTCGTACGGTCAGCGTTCCAGCCAGACCACTCGTACCATTCCCACCCGGCTTCATCGATGGCTTCTTGCATCTCCTGCGAGCTGTCGGGGGTGTCCCACCACAGAATCTTCCACGCGCCACCGTCTTTCTGAGCCTGCTCCTTCGCAGCGTCGTGCTTGTCTTTGGCAAGATCCAACGCTTCTTTCGGCGCTTCCTCAGCCTCTTTCAGCGCCTCGTACTGTGCCCGCAACGGCTCGATCACGACAGCCTTGTTGGCTAGGACTACCTTGATCTGCGCGTTCTTCGTATCGACAGGAGCTTTTGCAGCCTCCCGAACCGGGTTCAGCGCTTTCACCACTTCAGCTTGCGCGTCGATCGGTTCCTTCATCGCGTCCACCGCAGCCTTCGCAGCAGCGATCTGCGCGTCAGGGGCTTTCGCTTTCACGAGCGCGTTGTACGCGTCCCGCTTCAACGCCCGCTCCTTGTTCAGCGCCGTATACGCATCTCGAGCGGGCTTCTGCTGCTTCACGACCGCCGCGTACGCGTCCCGCAACGGCTTCGCTTCATCGTTCAAACGTTTGATCTGAGCGTCGTACGGAGCGGACCGTTTCTTAAGCTCCGCATACTTCGCTTTGCGCTTATCCGCCGCAACCTTGTGAACCTGCTTCGCGGTCTCCCACACCAGCTTCGCGGCCGCAGCTTTCTCATCAGAGTCAGTGCCCCGCACCACACCCGTCATGCCCTCAACGGTCACCCCGAAGCGTGATGAGGTGAAGCGCTGCAGGCTCCCCCAGAGCTCCCGCACCACAGAAGCCATATCGACCTTCACACCGCGGTACTCCCCCTCGTAGGGGTGCCCCGAGAGAGGCGAAGAAAACCCCGCCCCCTCGATCTTCCAATCAAACCCATCCACTTCCGAACGCGTCACCACCCACGTTCCACGGATCACCCCGTCAGCTTCCTCATGGATGAACGTCGCGTACGGGTCGATCAGCTGATCCGTCCCAGCAAAGCGGTATGCGTCCGCCACCGGGACGACGGTGCCCGAGAACCTGCCCGCCCCGCACAATGCCTGCCCTGCCCCAGAAACACTGATGGGAAGCTCCAACTCGAGGAACTTCCCATCAGAAATGCGCTCAACAATGTAGCGAAGCATCTCACCCCCTTACTAAGACACGTCAGGAACAAACGTCGCAGTGAAGTCGACGTTCGTAGCCCAATCCGCTGCCGGCCCCTGCGCCGCCGTCCCGGCATCACGTCGCGCCCGGGGATAGAACTTCTGCAGGGTTCCACGCATCGACCCGGGAACCGGCATCGTGTACGCAACCCGAATCGGGCCAGGCCGGTCCGCCGCCCACTCCGTGTGCTGCGACTCCTGATGATCAGGGTGAGCGTTCGCCCCCAACTGGAACCAGAACCGCCCCCGAGCCGGCGAACCGTCCACATGCTTGTAGCCAGAAACCGTCATGATCACTTTCACCAACCGCGCATCGTCAGGAATATCGACCGACAACACCCCGGCAGTCTCCGCGAAATGCGGCCACGTCTCCGCAGTTGGCGACTCAATCAGTTCCGGCGTGGTCACCCCAGTGGCCTGGTACGCACGAACCTCGGTCGTTTCGATCGCCCGCTGCAGCTTGCGCAGATCACGAATCATCGCGTTCGTGACCGTCGCTGTCGACGCCGGATACGTGATCAACGCCAACGCATACCCAGTGACGTTCACCAACGCCGGCACATCATCAATCGTGCGTGCAGCCGCCGGCACATTCTGAACAACCGACAGCTTCACCGACTGCCCCACCGGCCACTCCTCCACCGGAGTGTAGAACTTCGGAAGCCCCGGATCCAGGATCTCAAGAAACACCATGTCATGCCGCCCACCAGACGGCACAGACGACCCAGTGCCCGGGATCCCATCCCCGCCATCCCCCAAATAGTTCTGCGCCGTCACCAACGGAAACCCATACGTCTCCCGCTCAGCACCAGGAGCTCGCGACTGAATCAGAGCGTCCCCCACCGCGATCTTCACCCCCGGCCCCGGAGTGTCCATCTGCGTGATCTTCAAATCACCCGACCGCACCACACCAGACCCAGGCCCCGCATCCCGCTGCGTGTTCCGCCGCAACTCAGACCCCGGAATAACTGTCCCGTCAATGTACGAAGCTTGCCCAAAATCGACCATCACACACCCCTAAAAACTCGTGAACGCCGGAGCAACCCGAACATCCAAAGACGAAGAACCCGTAGGGTCATAGCCGCCGAAAAACACTTGATACGAGCCAGGCCGCAACGCCATATCCGACAACCGCGACCCCGCCGGCGACAACGCACCCGGGAACGCCGCCCCGTCACGCTTCACCCACCCATCACTCGTGTTCACCGTGAGGGTCTGGTCATAAGCAAGCTGCCCGGTAAACACCAGGCGCCCCACACCCACAACCTCGATAAACGGGTCACGGATCGGCCCATGCAGCTCGAACACCGGCCACGCCGCCACATCACCACCAACAGTGACCATGTACGACGACTCCCCGCTGCCACCGCCCAGAACGAACGGCACCTCCGCCGAGATCGGCAACCCACCCGTGAACACCGGCACAAACCGGATCGTGGTGGCCTCCTCAGCCCCGTACCAGTGGTCATCGGTGGCGTCGAACACCAGCACGGGTTCATCCGTGCCGTCCCACAGTCCGGAATCATCCGGCATGAAATCTCGGGGCCGGCCGCGCGCGACACGATCACCGACCCGCAGCTCCGCCACCGCCCCAGACTGAGACCGCAACGAATCCGCAGACCACACCGCCGCCAACGCTCGCACCAGCGAACGCACATCAGCTTCACGCTCCGCACGCGTCCCGCCCTCACCAAGCACAGCAAGACTGAGCTCGTGGGACGGTCCCGCTTTGTAGTCTCGGCCCATCTGCCGGCCATCACGCCGTACCCGGTCCCGGTCCGAAGTCCGGTAGCCCGCGGTGCCGCGTTTGAAGTTCGTAATCGCGTAGGGGGTGCCCTCCCCGAACTGGAAAGACACCCCCGCGTAGGTCAAAGACCCACAACTCAGATCAGTCATGAACGCTCCTTACACATACGCGGCGAACCGCCCAGCGGCAGCCTGATCTTCGAAGCCGCGATCCACCGCAGCATCAGCACGGTCATCCATCCACCCCTCGAACTGGCGATCCCCGATGAACACCGTCACCGGGCCCCGGGAACCATCACGATCCGCAGCGATCGCGTCCCATTGCGAATCAGTCAGGATGTGCTCCGGCCGGCCAGTCTTGTTCTCCACCAGCGACACACCAGGCTGCAACCAGCCCCCGTTGTCGTAGAGCGTGGTCCCCGCGTCCGTGCCGATCTTCGGCATGAACACATCGATCGCGGTCTTCGCGGCTTCCTTCGCGAGCCCCGCCGCAGCATCAACCCACATGCCACCCTCGGGGAACGCGCCCTTCACCTGCGACGCCGCCCAATCGATCAGCCCATCCAGCAAGCCCCCGCTATCTCCGAGGTCCTTCCCGAACAAGCCCATGTACGGGGCAGGGTTCACATGGTTGCCGTAGTTCCCCGCACCACCACCGGGCGCGTGAACCATGTAATGCAGGTGCGGGCCGGTCGACATGCCAGTCGAACCGACATACCCAACCCGCTGCCCAGCCTTCACCGGGGTACCCGCCTGCGTTGCGAACCGCGACAAGTGCGAATACCTCGTACCCAGCCCATTCGTGTGCTGGATATACACCTCGTTGCCGCCCATGTTCACACTGCCGGCAAGCCCAACAACACCATCACCCGCCGCGAAGACAGGCGTACCCATCGGCGCGGCAAGATCGATACCGTTGTGGCCCGCGTTGCCCCACGGCTGCGACACCGAATATGAGCCAGCAGGGAGCGGGTTCACCAGGCCGCCCTTGCGGTAGCCCGGGATCTCTCCGTACCGGTTCATGTGCTCGAGCACACCCGGATGATTCCGCATGATCTTCGACGTTGACTCGGCACGCGTCACGAACTCGCGTCCGTGCACGATACCCGCCGCGGTATCCACACCCACATCGCCGGTGTACCCACCAACACGGAACCCCTTGGGCAGTTTCACCTTCGGGATGTTCACGCCGGGGATCATGTTGATCGTGTCGATCAGGCCGTTGATGACCGTCTCAACGACGAACTTCACCGGCTTCTTCGCGAGATCCTGGATACCCTTCCAAGCCGTCCCGATCGCGTCACGAGCTGCCTCGAACGCTTTCTTCGGATCCGACGTTATGACCCGAACCATCGTGTCAATGACGCCCTTCACGGTGTTCCATACGTTCGAAATCACCGCGGAGACCGCATCCCACGCCGGCTTGATGTACTGCTCGTACATCATCCGTGTTCCGAGGCCCAGGAGCTCCCATTTCTCCCGGATCCAGTCCACAACCGGGGAGATGACGTTCACCCAAATCCAGTTCAGGGCATCGCCGATCGCTTGGAATGCGGGCTGGATGTACGTCACCCACATGTACTGGGTCGCGAGGCCAAGCAGTTCCCACTTTTCCTTGATCCAATTCACGACCGGAGAAATGACGTTTGCCCACAGCCACTTAAAGCCTGAGCCGATCAGGTTCACGATTGGCTTGATGAAGGTGAGATAGACGCCTTGGATAACTCCACCGACGATTGCAATGCCAAGCCGGATCGCGGTGAACACCGGCGAGAGGATGGTTTCCCAGAGCCATTTGAATGCCTGACCAAACCAATCCACGACCGGTTTGATAACCGCCCACACGTTCTGAAACGCCTGGCCAAGCCAGGGAACAGCGTTGGTGACCGCAGTGGTAATGATCCCAACGACCCAAGTGAGCGCCTCAGCCAAGAAGCCAATGACCGGCGTAAGTAGATCGGCGATAAGGGCGATCAGGGGAGTCAGGGCATTTGCCAGGATCACAATGATTGGCGAGAGAGCGTTCATGATCGGGGCGAGTGCCCCGACAAGAACGTTCACCAATGGAAGCACCGGCTTGAGAAGAGTCAGTACAGCGTCAGCCACAACGCCGAAAAGCTGCGCGAGAACCGGAAGCAGGTTCCCGAGCGCCCCGGCAAAGATCTCCACGAGTTGCAATAGGGGCGGCATGAGCGCAGGAAGCACCTTCGCGAGCGCACCACCAATGACCCCTGCTACCTGTTGAAGCGCATCACTCACGACTGGCAGTACTGGCGCAAGTGCTTCGAAAATCAGGCCGAGTGGCGTGAACATTGAGAAGTCGACGCCGTTATTCAGTGAGGTGATCAGCCACTCAATCGCCGGGGCAAGGAACTTCCCGATCTTTTCGCCAACGGATGCCGCTATTGTTTCGAGCGGCCCCAGCGCGTTCGTTGTAGCCTGCAATACGGGAGCCAGCGAGGACCAAACGCCGCCAAGCGCGCCAGCCCCAATCCGTCCGAGCGAAGACATGAAGTTCGCCCACGACCCGGAGACAGTGTTCCCCATCTCGCTCGCAACGGTGCCCGCCGCAGTGGTCATCGCAGTTTCGAAGTCCTTGAACCCGATCTTGCCTGCCGAGGCCATCTTGAAGACTTCGTCTGTAGTGACACCCATCTGGGTTGCCAAAGCCTGATAAATCGGCAGGCCGCGGTCCGCTACTTGCTGCAGCGAGTCATTCTGAGCTTTCCCGAGCGAGGCGACCTTGTTATAGATCGAACCCATCTCATCCATGCCAGAACCCGACGCCGCCGCTGAGTTCGCAACCGACTTGAGTACGCCTTCAAGCTCTTTGCCTGGTTTGATGCCTGCGGCAACAGCCCCGGCCGCTGTGGTCGCTGCCGAATCGAGCCCGAACGCTGTGCCTTTAACTGAGGCCAGCGCGTTTGCCATGATCTTGTCGACTTCGGAAGCAGAGTTTCCCAGGCCTCGCAGCTTCGCCGTGGCCTGGTCAATGCTGTTCAGCCGCGAGAAGCCCTTTACTAACGAGGCTCCGATACCCGCTGCAAGCACGCCACCCACTGCCGCAGCGGAGTACTTGAGGGACTTCTTAATGCCGTCAGCAAGACGGCTCCCCATCTGCCCGCCAATGCTGGACATATCGACACCACCGAGGTACTTCCGCACATCGTTCTTGACGCCTGGCATCGCGATCTGAAGGGTCACATAGGCGCTAGCGATTTCGGCACCAGTTTTTGCAGCCATTGCCACCTCCGGGAACGCAAAACGCCCCCGCAGTAACCCGCGAGGGCGTCTATCTGTATGAAATTAGATTTGGCGCGGTATGATCCCGCTATGACTCAAAACGTTGCTCTTCCGCCAAAAGAAACCGGCATCGCAATTGGTTTGACGCTGCTAGGTTTCGTGCTCGTGGCGGGGATGCAGCACTTCTATATGGGCAAGATCGGCCGCGGTATCCTGTGGTTCCTCACAGGAGGGCTCTTCTTCGTGGGCACGATCGTTGATCTATTCACGATGTCCCAGCAGGTAAAAAACGTGAACGCGCGACGCGCAGTAGGTATCTCTTAGTCGCTAAGCACAGCGCGAAGAAGGGCGAGCCGGTCAGTATCAGAGACAGTCTCGCCGGGCCGCGGTTCCACGAATGCGCGCGCCGTGTAGTAGGCATCGCCAGAGGTCAGGGTCCAGTTTGCAGACGCAAGAAAGCCCCGGTCAATGCCGGGGCTTTCTTGACGCATCTCGAGATGCGTCGCTAGCTAAACTTGGCCCACGAAAACGCAATTTCATTCTTGGCGTGATTTAGGTTTCGAGTTCCAATCGAATTTGCGAAACTAATGTCGTTAACAGCAACGTCTATCGGAACCAAAGCCGCCATAACGTCAAGCGCCTGCTCCACACCGAAGTCCTCATCGGGAGGGACCGTAAAAGCGACAACGCATTCCTCGGCTTCTCCAGAGTCATCAACATAGAACTCGATGGCTATCGAGATTGATGCCTTGAGGGCGGTGTCAGCGTCTTCATCAGTCGAGAAACTGATCGAACGTCCGATCTCTTGGCGCGGGCTTAGGCGAGCCTCTTCGTAGAGTTCGCGGCCCAGCTCCGTAAGCGCATCAATGAACTCCGCAGAACTCACAGACTCAAGCTTTACTGCGTCCCCTTCCGTGGGCATGAGTTCGCCACGGGTGTCCAAATCTTCAAAGTACTTGTAAGCATCGTCACGTGCCCCCTTTGAATGCTTAGGGGAGTACGCCAAGAGCCAGCAAACATCGTTCTCCAAGTCATGAACAGTCAACGCGCGTCCTCGCCCAACGTGAAGAGTCTTCACGTTGGGATACGCGTTCACGTTGAGCATGTTCTCGCCCTCGCCGGGAGAGCCACACCTCTTGTTAAAAAAGGTTCGCAGTCCAACATGCAGGGACCCTAAAAAACGAGCATCTCGGTTCGCGTGCGCTGCGTCAAGTCCAAAGTCGTCGACAAGACAGCGTTCAGTTACGCGAAACCTTGTCAATGGAGCGGCTCGTAGCTAGCGTGAAGCGAGTCGGTCTGCGGTTGCTCGCGCGCGCGCTTTAGCGTCAGCCGTCTGCTTTTCCTGCCGTTCGACTGAAGTCATTGCCCGACGCTGCTCGATCGCTTCGCGGACCGCTTCAATGCCCATTGCCCGGACCTTCTCAGCGGTCCCGTTGCTACGCTCCATACCCGAAGCGCTGACGCGCAGAATAGCGGGGGATGAGTTTCGCGTTGCGGTGAGCATGTCTCGACACTACTACACGATGTTGTGAAACCGGCGTGTCGTCCGGGAAATGTAGGTAGCCTAACCCGTTAGCCAACATCTGACCTCTATTCAATGCATCTATCACATACATCGGTCATCGGGCAACCATAACTGATCGGCACACGACGGGTAGACCTGCTCCGGGCGGGGCGCTCAGCCACTAGCTCCGCCAAGCGCTCGGAGCAACGCAAGCCTGTCAGCATCAGAGACAGCCTCGCCAGGCAGCGGTTCCACGAATGCGCGCGCCGTGTAGCGGTGCGGGGATGGCGTGACCCGAAACTTGCCACCAGCTCTCGCCGCCATCCGCGCACCCTCCGCGTTCACTTTCGATTGGACGGGGGCGGACCGCATGAGCTTGTTCAAACCCTGAAGCTTCAGCTTCACCCGAACATCTTTACCCATACAGGCCGCCCCTCATCGTCCACGCGCCCGGTAGCGCCTAGCCTTCGCCAACGCTTGTTCCCGTTTACGTTCCGCGTCCCGCACACCATCAGGCATCGGGCGCGGCTTGATTTTCTTCTTCGAGTTCACCTGAGCCAGAATGTGGGACAACTCCCACAAGCTCGCCGTTTCAGCGGTGACCGCGAGTTCCCCACCGAACCACTCCCCCACAGCACCTCCGCGAGGGAGATACGCTGCAGCGTTCGCGACCGCCCGAACCGATCGCGCTTCTGACCACAAGTCGTCAAGATCGATCCCATAGAAACGGATCAGGTCAGCTTCAAGTCGGTCCGGGCATTCGCGGAGCAGACCGGCGAGGGTCGCTAGTTTTTTGCGCCCGCAGCCTCCAGCGCCTTGCCAAGGAACTCGGCCACCTTCTCCATGTCGTCGGTGCCGAACCCGTCCTCGATCGCGTCCAGCAGGCGGTCGTAACCGTCATCACCGATGAGGCGTTCGATAGCGGCAGCGATCGCGTTCTTCTCCAGCAGGCGAAGGAGACGCGCAGACGATGCGGCGCCCACCGGAACCTCGAACTCGGCGCCTGCGTACTTCACCTTCACGGTCGCAGTGTTCGCGGGCTTATGGTCTGCGGGCTTCTTTGCACTCTTGGTACGGGTGGTTTCAGTCATGGTGACTCCATTTCGTTGAAAGTATGGGTGTGACTCAGAGGAAGAACCTGGGGCGCGGAGTCACCACGCGCCCCAGGCGGTCTAGCTAGGCGTCTTCCGTGTACGCCGGAGCGTTCGTCAGGATGTACGCCTCACCAACGATCTCCGCGGTGAACTCGTACACCGTCATGTCGTCGTTCTTGTGCGAGATGGTTCCGCGCTCGGTGATCTGGATGAGCTCGCAGCAGAGGAACTTCACCACGTCACCGTCAACGAACTTGAACACCGCGGAACGCTCGACCGTGCCGATGCCCTCGGGCAGGTCGACCTTCGCTACCGCAGTTGCGCCAGAACCGGTGACAACCGGTGCACCATGATCGAAGTACAGCTCCGTCACGCCCGGCGTCTCCTCGAGACACTGGAACTTGATCGTCTTCTCCGTCGAAGTCACCTTCACCCGAAGCGTCGCACCGCCCTGCCAGCCCTTGAACTTCGCGGAGTCCGTCGTCACCTCGAAGTCGATGCCATCCTCCGACAGCCACCCGAGCGACTCGAACGGTGTGATTGGATCCGTCAGCGTAGTGGGGAGCGTCGAACCCTTCGGCGCAAGGAACGTCTCTGATTCGAGATCCCCATAAACGCGCACATTCTCGCGATTCTTCATCACTTACCTTCCTTCGCTGCCAGCGCGGCCGGCTTGTCCTGCTCGATGTGAGCGCGGACCTTGCCCTGACCAAGCAACACCCGCTTCTCCCCGCGAGTGACGTCGACCACGTCGCCGCCCTTGTATGTCTTGCCGTCCCTCACGAGACGATTTGCAACCACGACTTTCACCACGGCCACACCTCCCTGAAATAGGAAAGGCCCCGCCAAAAGGCAGGGCCAGAAACAGAAAAAGCCCCCAAGTTAGGGGGCTTGCTTGCCGCGCAACCGCAGCTCGAGAGTGAATTGGTAACGCGGGGAACCATCAACCGGGTCAGGAGCACGCGAGAGCCCGCCGACCTCTCGCACCCGATACACCGGAAGCTCCCCCAACCGGGTGAGCGAGTGCATCCGCCGCTTCGTCAGCGCCGCCAAATCATGCGCGGCACCCCACGACTCCGCCCAGCAAAAGAACGTCACCATCGGACGATCAGCGACCATCCCAGCCGTGCCACCAACCCGAGTGACCTGCACAAACTCCGGAGGCCGCGGACTATCCACCGCCACCGACGCCGGCACACGAACCCTCGAAGTGACTACACCAATCAGTGCAGCCTCAACATTCAGAAACTCGTACGCCTCCATCAGCCAACCACCCGTTTCAGGTTGATGCGGCAGCCAGGTGTGAACCCGAACGGCCCAAAGTCGTATTCCTCAGGCCACCCCACCGCCAGGTAGGCGACCCCCTGAATCGTCACCCTGTCCTTCGGGACGGCGAACGGCTCACGACAGTACAGGTCAAGGTCACGTTCGACACCGGAGTGTTCCGGCCTGGTCTCCTGATCCGTCCCCGGGATCGCCCACCCGTACACCCGCTTCTCGACAGGTGCCGCGAATGTAACAGCAGGGACTCCCATCGAATCCCTGCCACCCTCAACACGCGCCTCATGCAGCACAGTGAACCGCTCAGGGATACTCCCCCGCTTACCCATGGCCAAACCCACCAGACCACGACGTTGGCACCGTGTTTACGACGAACGCCGCCCGCTTCCCGCCACCAGTGAGCTCACGAATCTGCTCATCTGTCAGAACCATCACGCCAGGGTTGTTCCCCCCGAACGTTTCTGACTCCGTGTAAGGGCCGGCCGTGGAGTTCATCTGCCGAGTACCGCGTGGGTTCTTCAACCGCTCAATGACCAAAGCGACCGTGATCTTCACCACGCGTGCCAATGGCAGCTGCTCCGACCCGATACGCTGCGGCACGTCAGGGACGCGCGCCACGATCGTGTCCTCAGCGTCTTCGATCAACGCTTTGAGCTGCTCCGGGGTTGCCGGGATCTCTTCCTCAAGCAACCACCGAGCCTCAACATCTTCCGGGGTTGCCCAAGGCATTACTGCTGGGTCTTCCGGGGACGTCCACGCGGCTTCGAGGGTGCAGGCTCAGGCTCCTCCGCAAGCGGATCGAACTCTTCCCCAGCTTCCTCACCCGGAGTTTCCTCCGGTGCAGGCTCAGGCTCCTCACCAGTCAGATGCACACCAGCGCGAACCCCCTTAGGCACTTCGTCACCCGCCACCAGCACGTGACCGTCAACGTGGACGGCCCCCTCAAAATCGTCGCGAATCCTCGCCATGTTTCCTCCCGGAATCAGTGAGGGCGGGACAAGCGTCAGCCAGCCCCGCCCTCGCAGGTCATCTAGAGAACCTTCGCCGCCAGTGACAAGTTCGGGTTCGTGAGCACCGGCAGGCCGATAGCTGCACCGTGCACCCACACGCCAATCGGGTCGATCGTCTTGTATGCGCCGACGACGAGGCCACCCTGCTCTTCGGAGGGCAGGTTGTAGTCCGGCTCCGACGCCTCGAGCGTGGTGCCCCAGAACGAACCGCCCAGGTCGGTGCCCTCGGCGTTGTTCGGGTCAGTCGCTGCGGGGAGCAGGTACACCTTGTCCTCTGGGGTGACGCGGGTGTTCGCGCCGCCAACCTTCACACGCCGATCGAAGATCTCGAACGCCGGCAGGCCGAACGCTTCGAGGATCGTGTTGAACGTTGCACGAGTGATCACCGTCGGCGCCGGGCCGCTACCCGCGACGAGCGCGCGCACTGCGGCCGACTTCAGGGCAGCATTGAGCACCTTCGTGGAGGTGAGGATCGTTCCCGGCTCTTCACCGTTCTCAGCGACGTACGCGGCACGCCACGCCTCGATGTCCTTCAGCGGGTCCGCGTCAGTTGCCGACCACAGGTTCGCTGCAGTGGCCGAAAAGTCCGGGCGGCGTTCGAAGTCGGCGTTCGCGATGAAGCCGCCCTCGTTGATCGCGACCTTCGCGGTGTCGATGACGCGGCCACGCTCCAGCTCGAAGCGATCCGAAACGGACCGTGCGACCTGCGCAGCGTACTTCTCGAGCGTGGGACGAACAGACTCGTCAGCAACGTTTCCGTTGCGGCGCAGCTGGTCGTACTCCGAGTTGCGAAGCTTCCGACCCAGCGGGGGAAGCTCGAGCGTGACCCGCTCGCCGCCCTTGACGTCACCGATCGAGGTCTCCGCGTCGTACGCACGGTACTCCGCAACCTCGGTCAGGCCGCCTTCGCCGCGAACGAAGCGTGCAACGATGTCGGAGATCGTTCGGTTCGGGAGCCAGCGCGAGAGAGAACCCTTCTGCGCCTCGTAGTCCTCAAGCGTCTGGCGGGCGTACCCGGTCAGCTCTGCGGGCTCAACAACATCAGTCCAAAGTGCCATGTGCTAATCCCCTTCCTTAAACAAACACGAACGAGGTCGCGTTGGTGGGTGCGGTGAAAGCCACCGGCAGCTTTGCCACGATGACGCGGCCGTGGTCGATCAGCGGCGCCACGATGTCTCCGCCGCCCCCCTTCACAGCCTGATCAGTGAGCAGGAAGCCCACGAACACTTCGCCTTCCGCAGCGGTGTACGGTGCAACCTTCGTGCCCGCCTTGGCAAGCGGCGTACCCGCAGGGATGATCCCTGCGGTAACCGTCGCTGTGGCGAGCTTCGAGCGGTCAATGGTCACCGTTCGGGCGTTGTCCACGCCGTGACGGGAACCGAGCCACGACAGCTTCGAACCGCCGTAGCTTTCCTTAGTGAGAGTCAGATCCATCAGGATCCCCTTCCGTGTCGAGTTACTTGGAACGGGCTTTTGCCCGCTCCCGTCCAGCAGCGAAGGAGCCAGCGGCAGCCTGGTCTGTACCAGTGCCCGAACTTGGGACGTAGTTCAGAGGCGGCTTGGGGGTACCAAGAAGTGGCGCGAGAAGATCGGCATGAGCCTCCAGCTCTTCCTTCGTGCCCCCACGCAGCGCACCAACCGGCACATTCTTGGCCGCAGCAACCGATTCGGCAACCTTCGCGAGTGCCGCAGCAGCTTCAGCATCAGCTTTCGCCGCCGCATCAGCCGCTTCACGGTCCGCGATCACCTTCTCAGCCGCCACCGCCCGAGCCTCCGCCTTCTCAAGGTCCGTGCGGTTCTTTTCTTCGAGCTCATCGAGCCGAGCCGCCTTGGCCTTCACATCGTCGTAGTCGGCAAATTTGCCCCGTTCCCGGTCGAGCCGCGCCGAGATGATCGCGTTGAGCTCTTCCTGAGTTGCAGGAGGCGTGAATCCTGCGTTGTTACCGCCACTGGGGGTTACCGGATCTACCTGTTCGGGCATGTGTTTTACTCCTTCACCTCGCTGTTGACCGCCGCGAGTGCTCAGCGTGCGCCCCAAAGGGCATGAAAAAAGCCCCCACTACTGCGGAGGCTCTTCCCGCCCTCAAGAGAGCGGGAAGAATAGTTACCGGGTGCCGTGGTAGCGGCGCCACTCCGCGAGAATGTCTTTCGTCGCGGAGAGCGAGGTACCGGCACCGTCGTTGTTTGACTGCTGATACATTTCCTCGAAGTCATGCCGGGTAGCAGCCGCAAGAGAAGCCATCTCAGTTCCCGGGTACAAGGGCACAACAACGCAGTGGCATTCATCGTGGCTGGCTGTCCCCGACCATGACACACCGCCCCGTTCGTACTGCACGGCGCCACCTGCTGAAACTCCCGACTTGTACGCCATCCACGGCGGACGGGAAGCGAGCATTCCGCAGAACGCGCAACAACCCGGCCGAGGCATCCGCTGGAACTTGATTCCCTGCTGGCCACCGTTAAGCAACATCGTGTCTCGAGATGCATCCATGATCGACCTTGCCACCGATCCCGACAGCCGAGATTCGACCGTTGACTGCACTGACTCATCAAGCAGCGGTGCGACTGCCCACCTTGCGGTTGCTTCCACCTTCGCCGGAGGAATTCCAACAGGTGCAGTCTCAGCGTAGAACACGCCACGACGGCCTGCTTCCATGCGTAGATCCTCAATAAACGCTGCCGCGAGTTCCCCTGACGCGGTCAGGTATGGGGCCAGCACCTCCGGTAGCGCCTCGATGAGAGCATCACGCACCGAAGCTACTGGCCCACCTGAAACAGCCCGCAAAACAGCGGCCACGTCAGTATCGGCCAAGGCCCGCAACTGCATCAGTTGAGTGCGATGTTCGTTGACCATTGACGAAGCCGACATGGCACCACCTCGCTACTCGTCCGCCTGCTTGATCGTGATCGGTTGGCCCGGGATGAATTTCAAACCTGGCAGGCCGGCACGGTCAGCGGCATCGTTGGCGTCAACACCTGCACGCCGAAGCACTCCAACAGCGTCAGCCTTGACTTTGAGCACCTGCGCCGCGCTCAGTTCGTCAGCCGGGCTGACCGGCTGACCGGCTGGCTGTGCAGCGCTTGTCTGAGCAAGACGTTCCACCAGCGGAGCAATACTCGAGCGGCGCCGATGCGCCTTCAACCGCTCCACAGTTGGGCCGTCATGCCCGAACCCTTCGATGGCAACATCAGAATCAGCCATCCACGGAAGAGCAGCGATCTCCTTGCCCATTGCATCAGCAGTCGCCGCCCGCGTCGGCGTAGAAGGATCCCGCCACAACGGCGAGAACCCCGAAACCTCCGCGGCAAGCGACAGCGAAAACTCACTCCCAGCAAGCACAGCAATCGCGTTCAGGGCGAGGCTTGATCGGGCAGCGTTCAACCAATCGATCTCGGTCTCTGCGATCGACACCAACTCAGCTTCATGGGCGATGATCGCCTCAGCCGATGATGGGTTGTCGTGCAGGATCCCAAGGAAGCTCGACGGGATCGATGTCTCGCCGGAGAACATCATTGCCACAGTCCGGAGGTGATCCGAGTGGGGCTGCATCGACATCTGCGCAAACTGTCCAACGGTTACCCGCTGATTCTCGTACTTGTCCTCGTCATCAGGGACTGCAAGCAGTGCGCCCAACATTGATTCCCACCCCGTGCGAGGCTCTCCGTTCTCGCCAACAAACATGTCCTCAGTCGCACCCAGCATGTACCGCTGCGGGGAAGAGAAGAACTCCGCCGAGACTTCCTGGCGGAGCATCACACGCACTGCCATATCGGTCAGTGCCATCACTGGGCGGGTAATGCGAGACCGCCCAAAGAGCTGGTCTGCCTCGCCGCCGATCACATATGCGGTGCAGAGCACCCGGCCTGGGGTCGTCGGGAACACATCAACAACACCCCAGTCACGCCCCCGTTTCCGGATCGCCAACGTTTGCCCTGGCAAGCTCATGTTGAAGCCACCATCAACGACCTCAAGTGCCGCGACAATTCGACGCGACCTCGGGTCCTGCAACGCGGTAGCCGTCAACGCCGAACATACCGAATGCACAACCTCTGGCTCACCGATGCTCGTGTCCCCCGCCGACGTGAATACGAACGACACCCCATGACGCGCTGCAGCACCGATCGCCATCCGCTCAACCAGCTGCACGTCGGTGGAACTGAAATGCCTGTTCACATCCTCGAGCACTGCCGAGTCATTCACCGACGCGAACAGGCGCGGACGCAGCCGACGGGTAAGCACACCGCACGATTTCTCCGGCCACCCAAGGACAGCCTGAAACGAAGCCATATGAGGCGGGATCGAGAACCCCACCTGGTCCAAGGTCTTCTTGCTGTCGGCGTATCGAACCAAAAGCCTGTTCCGGCGCTTCAACCTGTTCAGCTGATCATGGAGCTTATTGAACGTCTTCGTCTCGTCATCAGAAAGGACACGAAAATCCGTCATGAAATCACCGGCCCATCACAAGTAGTTTCCGTTGCCCACCCTCGGCAGGCTTCCCGGACCGTCGATGCAAACCAGCAAACGCAAGCGTCGCAGCCACCAACGGTGAAATATCCACAGACGACGAAGCCGCCCATTTCCAAAGAGTCGATTCCCCGTCTTTACGCCCAGCACCCGAAACCGCGTCGTTGAGTTCCTGCTGCCCGGTATGCACAATCCGCATCTGTGAGATCGCGTCGAACAAGGCGCCGCACGCGCGAAGGTACTCGCGATACTTCACAGCCCACACCCGGATCCGCAGCCGGCGTAGTTCCCCCAGGATCGTCCCCGTCGCGGCGAGCTCATCAATCACGATGGCCACCGGGTTGTACTGAGCTTTCAGCTCAGCAAGCCGATCAGCAACCCAGTCAGTACCGACACGACGGTCAATGAGCACCAACGAGGTCCGCCCATTTCCAAGATCGCCCGCCATGACAATCGAAGCCGAATCGCGAGATCGCGGAATATCAACCGCGAACGCTACCCGCCCGATCTCGCGTGTCTCAGTCTCGACGGTGAGAGCGTCACCGGCGGACTCAGCCCAAGGCTTCTGCGGGATGATCCCGCTGCCACCCAGCTTCGCCCAGATGCCGAGGCGTTCACGCTTGAACCCCTCGTCACTGCCAGTCTCGCCAACGAGGGTGTCGTACTCGTCTTGAACGAATTCCTCCGAGATCCGGTAGCCAAGACTGGGGTTCGCCTCATACCAACCGTCTCGGTCAAGCGGATCAGTATCGTCAGCGGTCGACCATTCGTAGTAGGCGAGGCGTCCAGTGGATTCCTTTTGCGCCTGCGCCCGAAGCGAAGCCAACAAATCAGAGTCGAGCATCCCTGCAGACGATGTGAACCAGACCTGCGGATTGCCCTCGATCGACTTCGCCGCCATCGTCGGCAACAGTGCATCCATCTCAGCGGACTTCAACGCGTACGCCTCATCCAGAACTACAAGATCGCCAGTGAAACCACGGCCAGAACCGCCAGAGCGAGCCGCGAACTGAAGTTTGTTCCCGTTCTTCATCGTGATCGCAGGGTTGTTGCCCGTGCGGAACCCGTCAATCTCTCGCAGGTCATCGTCGGCAGACATGCCGGCGCCGCCCTTCACCTCCGCAAGGAGCGGAGAAGCCTTGATCCGGTTCATGAGCGCGATCATCGAGTTGTTCGCCGTCTTGAACTCATGCGCGGTGTGAATGATCACGCCCTCGTTGAACAGCAGCAGTCCGGCGAGCTCACGTGCCTCAAGTACAGCGTTCTTGCCGTTCTGACGCGGGACTACCAAGCAAGTGCGAAACGCCGACCAACGGCCATCAACTCGTTCCCCCAGCGATCCACGGAGCACATGCTCCTGCCACGGATACAGGCCAAGCCCCGCGACCGCCGCAAGATCCACAGCATCATCAGCCGCCGAAGAATGAAACAGAGGGTACGACTCAATTCGAGGAAGCTGCGAGCCTCTCCGCACGCTTTCGAGCGATCTCGTCAAGAGCACTCACCTCCGGCTTACTCGCACTCTCGAGACGCCTAATCAGCGACACAATCTCCATGCGTTGTTTCGCCAGCGCGGCAGCACCCTGCGCAACACCGGAATCCATCTGAGCTTTAATCCACGCCAACGTGTCATAGGCCTCATCGAGTTCATCGATCGTCCGCGACGGCCCCACCAGATCAGGAACCGCCGCAAGCTGCGCACGCACCCTCGCAGCCTGATCAGCACGGCGCTCATCAGACCGACGCTGCTTATCCGCAGCCACCTCCGCAAGACACTCAGCACACGCGTCTTCACCGTTACGACGGTGCCGGCGGTACGCAGCCAACGTGCCACAAGGCTTCAACGGAGCAGCCACATCAACCTCCTTGTCAGTGCCGCACCACGAATGTCAGACCGCACACATGCCCTGTGCAAAAAGTCACTATGCCGCGAGCCTGACTTTGGGGGCCAGGGGGAGGTGGAGCCCCCAGGGGTGCGATTGGGCCTGGTTGGTACCTTGTGTGTTGGTTGTCTGCCTGGTTACCAGTTGAGTGCCGTTTTTGGTGGTTGGTCAATGGTTGTGACGCGGTTCGAGCGGCTGCTGTTGCATGAGCGATGTGCTGCTCGTATTTCGCCGTATAGATGTCCGCCTTTGGAGCGTGGTTGCACGTGATCGGCTGTGAACGCGAGTCTGTGCCTCCATGGCAGCGTGTAGTCGATGGGTTTGCGGCACAACCAGCAGTCTTGCTTGAGTGCTTTGAGTGCTGATGTTCGTTTGCGGTAGGTCTTGTCATCGAGGCCTCGCATCGTTCGATCCTCCTTGGCTTCGTGCTTCACGCATGTGCGGGCCCCTTCGCCCTCGTGCTCCTCGCTGGCTTGTTGTCGGCGTGTGGCACGACGTCGAGTGCCTTGCCCCTACCCGTGGGGGCCGTTGTGCGGCACGGAGGCCTCGCATGTCAGCCCCGGAGGCATCAACTACGACCGCCCCGGGCGTTCGAACGACACCCCGGGGGAACAGATTGGGCACCCCGGGGTGTTCATCGCGCGGTTGTCATGCGGCGAGGGCGTGAGTGGCAGGCGTGAGGTGCGCGTATCTCGCGTCATCCGGCGCCCAATGTGTGACAACTGGATCGAGTTCTCGTCGATTCCTGTCTGCCCGCCATTCGCTCATGCTGAGATCTCGCTTGTCACTGTTGCATGGACCACATGAAGGGAGGATGTTGCCGATGTTGTTGGCGCCACCACGTGCTAGAGCAACCACATGCTCGGCTTGCACTTCGGTGAGTGCGGTTGGTGTTCGGCAGTATGCGCACGCTTTGTCGAACTTTGCCCACAGTCGAACTACCTCACCCCAGGTGTAGGTGCCGCGCGCACCGTACTCGCGGCCTCGGCGCCGCGTGCGACTTGCCCTTGATTTACATGCATTCTGGCAGTACTCGGTTGTCGCACGGTTGCTTTGGAAGGTGGCCTCGCACCACCCGCATTCGATTGTGAATGGGCTGGCTGGCTTTGGTGGTGTCCATTCGCATGTCTTTCCGGTCATGCGCGCCATGTGATCTTTGGGGAGGTGCTGCGTTCGGGGCCCGTACTTGTCGTAATCACGGCAGAGGTATGAGCAATACGCCGCGGCGTATCGTTTCTGGTTGCGCTTCTCGCGGCTGAACACTGTGCCGCAGCAGGAGCAGTCGATGCTCTCGAATGCTCGCCAGCTACTGCGCGGGCATGGTCGGCCTTCCGCTTTGCGTCGAGCCGTGTAGGCCCGCATTGCTGCGGCCTTCGCGTCTTTGCAGAGGTGGCACCTGCACCCTGCTGAGTACCCCGAAGTGGATCCGCACCGTTCTTTTTCTCTGCATTCACGGCATGTTATTCGCGCTGCGCTGGTCTTCGAGCGGGTTACGGTCTTGCCGCAATTTGTGCACGAGTCTTGCTGTGGCATCGTTGCCTCCCATGTCGGTGGGGGAAATGGAAAATGCCCACCGCGACAGCGCCAACTGTCCGTGGGCTCTCACCTCCGACAAGGTGATCGGTCTATGCGTTTAGCGGTTCAGTCGGCCGCGGATCTCTTGAAAGCGTGGAGCTGATCTGCGCGGTCAACTTCTCCGCACTCTTCTGCTGCTAGTTGCGAGCTGTACTTGGCCCCGCATTCAGGGCAGCTGGCGAACGTGTCACTCGCCATTGACTCGGCCCCAGTCCTCGGAGGTAAGGATGGGTTCCGGCTTCCCGGTCTCGTTCACCACTATCTGAGTTGAGCCACCGGTATGCCCAAGCATCTGATGCTGAGCGACATGATCGCCTGCTCCGACGGTGGGAGTCAGATGGGAGTAGACCGTTTCGCCGGGAGGCTCAGTGATTGATGGGATCATTGGACTTTCCACGAGGATCGGCACCCAGAGGATGTGCATCCATTCGTCGTGGCCGATGCTTTCGACCTGTGGCCCGCCCTCAGCGAGTAGCCAGGGCAGAGCTTCACTGTCGATGGTGAGCTTGTGGCTGTCGACTTGGTAGCTGCCCGCGAGGTGAGCGCCAGTGCTTTCGAAGGTGCAGCGTCCATTTGTGCACATGGGTGTCACTCCTTGGTGGTGGGGATCTCGGCTACTCGCACAGTGATGCCGCTGGGCCAGGCCCTGAGCTTCACGGTGCGGGGTTCCTCCGCGCGTTCCGGTGCGCTCATCGTCGCCTCCTGTGGGCGTGTGCCCCTCGCACTCGCACCCGTATGGTGTGTGCGTCGCCTTGTGTGGTGCGCTGGGGTGGTGCGGTGCGGGGAAGCTGCCGTGCGTATTCTCGTAGGCATGGGCGAAAAAGAGTTGCCAAGGACTAGTCGACCGGCCGAGTCCGCGTTGCGTGCTGTTGGGGTCACGGACCTGGTTGAGCTCGCGAAGTGGACACGTGCTGACTTGGCAGCGCTGCACGGGGTAGGTCCGAAAGCTATCCGGATTCTGGGTGAAGCGCTCTCGGCGGCTGGGCTGGCATTCAGCGGCGAATGACCCCACACACGGCGGGGCCTCCTGTCTGGGTGGCGGGGTACATTGCGTGCGGGTGCCCCTCGTCGTTGAGGTGCCACCCCTGTCGGGTTTGGGCCCGCCCCCGTTCAATGTTGGGGGCTTCCTGCTGCCGGGTCGCCCGTTCCTGCAGGGGCACAGCAGCAAGTCGCCCGCGGATTCCGGCACCTGAGCGCCTCCTCCGATTCAGGCTGTACATGCTGATATGGTTGACGCCCGCGCCTTCAAAGATGAAAGTAGCCACAATGATCAAGATGTCCGGCAATGGTTTTGATGCTGACGCGATTATGCAGAACATGATCAATGCGGCTCATGAGAAGATGGCGCAAGCGGCCGCAGATGGTGCGATCGAGCAAGGCGTTTCCAGCGTGGCAGAGGCAGAAGCTTTAAAGTTCGACCTGAAGTCAGATTCCCCCGAAGTGGATCTTGAGAAGGTTGAGCGCTTAGCACGCGAGATCCTCGTCCGGCGCTTGAGCTAACCCACCTCCCGCCGTCGACGGCAGCCAGAGCGTTGCTCCGCCAGTCCAGTCACCAGTCGGGGTATCGGTCGCCGCGGTATTGTTCGTCGCAGCAGAGCAGGGCGGCACGGGTTGATGGGTAGCGTCGGCCGCAGTCTTGGCATGCGGGCTGGTCGCTCATCGTCGCCTCCTGTGTAGTTTGTGGAGTAGCCCCGTGTACAGGTCTGTGTGGAGGTGTGCGAGCGTCTCGTTGAAGTGTGTGAGGTGGTCGCGTGCCAGTGCATCGTCGGGCAGTGTTGCGCCGTAGAGTGCGTGGGCTGCGTGGGCCATCTCGTGCGAGATTACGTCGTGGGTGAGGTGCTCTTCGTTGAGCTGCACGAGGATCTGCGTTGCGCGTTCTTCTTCATCCCACCATGCCTGGGTGACTCCCTGAGCGCGTTCGCTGAGCGTCTCACCAGTGAACGCTGCAGCCGCTGCCAGCATGGCCTCCGCGGTCGCGTGCACGTGCGCATGGACGGTAACTCGGCTGCCGAGCGCTGTTGACGCCAGCCGGTAACAGTCACTCATCGTGCGCCTCCGTGGGTGTGTGTCCCTCGCACTCGCACCCGTCTACGACGGTTGCCCGCCACGGTGACGTAGCTTGATGGTGCGCGTTGGCGCGGTGCGCCCTCCCCGGTAAGTGAGAGGGCGCACCATCCTGCTTGGTACTACTGGACTACAGAGCCCACTTGTAACCGCGGAACGAGTAGCGTGCCACCTTCACGGTGCTAGACCCTGACGGGACCGTGATGCGTACGCGGAGTCGCTCGTTGCTGTTGAGGTTGTTGGCGATGATGAGCTGTCGTCGAGCGCGGCCGTTGGGCTGCAGGGTGACGTCGATTTCCTCGAGCATCGTCTCGGTCTCGGAGCCGTTGGCGGCGATCGTGATCCGGTATGAGGTGAGTGCGACTCGAGTTCCTGCGACGCCGGTGAGGTCGTAGGTGGTCTCGATCATGTACTGGCCGGCGCCGGACGCGATCGCGCTTGCGCCGGGGCCGGTTTCGACCCAGCGCTTGGTGCCGCCTGCGACGCTCTGGGTTCCGCTGCTGTTTACGCCGTAAATGTATGCCACGGGCTTGTCCTTATCGATTGGTTCGGGGGTGATGGGGTCATCGGGGAGGTTCTTCGGGCGCAGGTATCCGAGTGCGCCCTGGAGGGTGAGGTATTCGCGGTGTGCTGGGCCGGGGTTCTGGGTGAGGCTCGGCACGTATCCGTCGACTGGTGGTGCTAGTGCGACGGCGACATGGGACCAGGGGTAGTGTGCGCTGCCGTAGCTCCAGAACACGACGTCGCCCGAGCGGATGCCGTCTGTGCCGTAGTGCTTCGTCATTACGGCGTCGACCCCGTTTGTGGGGAAGGCGGTGAAGACGCTGTCGGTGAAGTCGCTGGGTGCGTACCCCATGTGCTGTGTCCCGCCAGCGACGCTGACGAGGTAGCTGAGCCAGATGTCATGGCACTGGTAGATGGGGTTGCCGTACCCATCCATGTCGATGTACTGGCCGTCTAGTGCGGCGGCCCAGTTCTCAACGATTTGAGACATGGAGCTCCTTTCGAGATTGTGGTTGATGTGTGGTGGTTGTGTCTGTGCGGTCCGCGAGGTTGTGGGGTTTCGGATGCAGAGACGTGTTGTTGGCATTCACCGCGCACTCTGACCGCTTCGTTGCGTGTGGTGCTGTGTCGGTGGTGGGGTGAATGCCAAGTTGGTGCCCGCGGGTGCACGGGAAGAGTGTGGGAACGACAAAGCCCCCGAGCGGAATCGCTCAGGGGCTTTGTGTTCGGTTCGTTGGCAGTGCATCGCGGCGTCACCTTGTGTGGTGCGCCGTGGTGTGTGCCGGTGGCTCGGGGAGGCTGGGTTTGTAGCGCTCAAGCTTGACTAGTCAGTTTGGTAGCGTCCCTTATGTGGACACCCTGTTATCGACCATCGCGATTGCCATTTCGCTTTCAGCCGCTGTATTCACAGGACTCACCTACAGGCGAAGTGGGCGAGCGAATCTCGCCGAAAACGAGTTGCTCGACGTGCGGTGGGAGGTGGAGCTAGCTCGCGTAGATCCTCAAACCGCATCGTTGAAATTCACGAACGTTGGAACCACAGTTGCGCGAAGTACACATTTTGCGGCAGATCGAGCAAATGACGGCAAAAATAGCTGCTTCACTTTTCCAGACACGTTCGCAAAGAAGGTAGCGCCGGGAGCGTCGCACGTTGTCCGCTCTCATAAAGCGCTTCAGCCCGTAGAGATTGATCCTGCGAATTTGTTGTTTGAAGACCCATATCTCCAGTGGTCCGTGACATGGGTGAGCCCACTGGGTAACCGCGAAACATATAAGCACTACGGCAATCAAGTGTTCTAGTGATATTTCCGCAGAGACAAGAAGTGCCCGGGGGCGCACAGCGATGACGTGCGCCCCCTAGAAACACGAAAGGCCCCGATCGTGAGATTCGGAGCCGGTAGCGGAGCATAAAACTCCACCATCTATATTCATTATGACACATCGGACACTTAGCGTCTACCTTGCCCGCGAGTCTCTCGTTTTGCTTGGTCGATGTCGTCTCGGTTGAACAATCTGACGCCTACGGGTTCCCATGCTCGGATACGTCCGGTGGCTGCCCAGCGTCGGATCGTTCGTGGGTCTCTATGCGCTCTTTCGGCGGCTTCGGCGAGCGTCAGCCAGGGTCTTGCGTTTGCGGTCATCGTCCTCCTTTTTGAACATGTCCACGAGCTGTTCGAACTCTTCCATCGTCATCCGGTAGCCGCAGGTGCAGGTCACGATGGAGTGGTCACCCTCGAAGCGTGGCGGGCGCACGGTGAGGGTGAACTGTTCGCATTCTCCGCACATGAGTTCGCGTATGCGGCGGGGCTTGTCTTCCATCGGCCACCGGGCCATCGCGGTCCCAACCTCGCGTCCGAGGTCGAGGAGCAGTGACGCGCCGAACTTGTCGTGTGCGGCTTCATCGACGCCGGGCCATTTGTTGAGCTCGGCTGAGATGCGTGTGATCTCGTCGTGGGCGAGTTTCGTTGCCGGGATCGGGATGCCGGGTGAGGTGCCGGAGTCCACCCGGATGTCCTCCACGGCGAAGGTTACGTTGCCGGCGGTTCGGAGCCACTGCATGAATGGTGATGCGGGGTGTGATTGTTCGTACGCCCACCGGGCTTTGTCGTAGTCGCGCATTTCGAGGTAGCCGACGCCCTCGGTGGCGAGGTGCGCGCGCTCAGTGTCCTGCATCAGTCCTCCTTCGAGGCTTCGGTGAGGGCGAGGCCCAGCACTGCGGCCTCCCCTTGGCTCATGGTGACTTGCTCGCCGTGCAGGCTCAGGGTTACGAGTTCCCCGGTGCCGTGCACTCGAACGTCTCCAACTTCAACGTCCACGTCCCGCTCCTTGTGGGTATAAGAAAGCCCCGACCGTGGCCGGGGCGTATAGATAAAAGCCGCCCACCTGGATAGGTTGAGCGGTATGCAAACAATCTCGTTGGTAGCGGCTCTTTTGGGTCTTGCGCTATCCCTTTGGGGTGCTGTTTGGCTGTGGTTTGGACTTGACCCTGACAACGAGCGCTACAAGGACGACGGGATGGCATACCCCGGTACCCAGGAGTCGCAGGTTCTCCCCCGCTATATTGCAGATTCGCGCCGTCCGACGCTTCTGGTCGCGGTGGGAGGCGCGGTTCAGGTCGCGGCTGGCGTGCTGGCGCTAATCAGCGCCACCGTCGCCCCCTGCTAGCAGCGCCAGTACAGCGTCGGCGATGCGTTCCTGCTTCCGCCCAACAAATGGCACGTTCTGAGCTTCCGCAACCGCTTCCGCGATCTGTTCCCGTGTGGGTGTGACCAGTGCAGCACCCCACACAGCGCCCGCACCAAAAGCTTGCACGTAGGTTGCCCACTTGATCGTGCGGTCATTCGGGGCTGAGAAGTCTGGCTGCCCGAAATTGGCTGTTGCTTCCGCTTCTGCTTGTGCGGCGGTACGCACATCAGGGGCGGTCACTACCATTCGCTTTCGGGCAGCTCGCCAAACATGCGAAGCCATCGCTCCTGAATCCGGGCCAGCACGTCGTGTGCCATGTCTCCTTCGCCGTCGGCATAGTTGGCGAGCTCTTGCCCGACAAAGTTCTCGTACTTGGTGTTCGCACTCATTCGTTCTCTCCTTCTGTCAGGGCGCGCACGGTCGGGCACGGCCAATCGACTCGCTCGCCGTCTTTAGTGCGGCATTCGTCACACACTGCGCCTACCGGCATCTGGTCGCAGTAGAACTCACCAACCTCGTCAGCACATTCGTGGTGGTGTTCTTCGCGGTGCTCGTAACTGATGTCCGGGCATGAGTCTTCGAGCTCGAAGAGCCCGTACCGCCGGTGCAGCGCTTCTACTCGCGCTATACGGGCAAGAGCTTCGTCACGTTCTATCTTGAACACGTCTCGCTCCTCGGCGGCTCCCATGAAGCGGGATTCGATACCCCCAAGACGATCCGCCTCTTCGTGCGCCCTTCTCACACGCTCGATCAGTTCCAGTACGTCACCCTCAGTGAGTTCGTCCCAGAACCTCTGCCACGGTCGCCCATCCGGGTCCTTGATTGCGGCTTCCGCTGCGGCTTGCAGCTTGTCCAGGTCAATCATCGTGCCCCTCCTTCGTTTCGTCGGTACGTGAGCGCTTGGTTTCGAATTGCTTCTCGCGCCGCTTCGAATACCTCGCGCACAATTTCATCGTTGCCCGGGTTGCCGCACCGGCATTGCTTCTTGTGGCATTCGTGGTGCATCGCGATTGCGGCCCCGCGGCTGAAGTTCACTCGCAGATTTTCTGCGGCTTGGTTCAGTGCTTTCTCTGCGGCTGCACGCTCCACCTCGGCAAGCCCCGTATCAGTGAGTACATGCACGACCTGACCGCGCTCGAATTCCACAGTCGGGCCTGTGCCGTCGTAGATTCCTGGCCCTTCCGGCATCTCGACCGAGACTTGCCACGGGTCGCGCCCGTTGGTGCTGTACCCACGGATTACGCCCTTCCAGTACGGCGTGTGCTCGCTCATCGCCCACCACCTTTACCAGCGGCAGTCTCCTCATCACAGTTCATAGCTTTTCTCTTCCGATCCAAATAGGGTTTACAAATCAGCAGCACCGACCGATGAGGAACACATGACCACTGAGAAGCCCACGCCTTTACCGACCGGTCCCGCACGCACGGCTCTCATCGCCGGGATCTTGAGCATCGCGCTCATCGTGATCTACTTCGTCACTTCGGCAGGCGCGTTCACTTTGTATGCGAGCATTGCCGCCGGTCTTGCAGGTGTCATTCTCGGCATTGTCGCTCTGAGACGGCATCAGTTTGTTGGCGTTTCCATCACCGGCCTGGTTTTGGGGGCGTTGGGGTTCCTCACAGGCGCATCGATCATCGTCTTTGCCCTCGTTTTCGTGGGAGCGATCGGGTAACTCACTCATTGCCCACCACCCCGCAGCCACTCGGCAGCATCGTTCGCCTGCACCGCTGCAATAGCGTTGTTCGTTTCAGCATCAAGCCCAGTGGAGTACGTGAGGCCGCGCACCAGCACTTCGGCGAGCTTCGCTTCGTCTACCTGCGCCGTTTCCTTGTATCGCCGTTCCCAGAAGTCTCCGCGCTGACGCTGCGCGTCGAGAAGCTGCTTCAGGCTTTCCAGCTCGCCAATCATCGCGACCCCGGTGCAGTCGTGCGGCTCCCCAGCTTCCTGATGTTCGGCGGCAACTCCCGCACGTGCAGCGATCACCGCAGGGTCCGACTCGTCATAGCCCAAATCCCGGAAGAGGTTAATCCCGCCGGGCTCCTGTGGGGTGGCACCAGCAGCGGCCACGAGGGCAGCGAGCGCCCATTTCTTTCGAGCTTCAGCGACCGTGCCGCCGCGCAGTTCCGACCATGTCGGCCAGTGAAGACCGGACGGGGCGATCAGACGCTCATGGTTGTAGATCGCCTCAGCCGCGGCTTCGATACGTTCGGGTGTTGGATTAATCATCGTATTTATCGCACCATTCACATTCGCCACAGCTCTCTCCTTCTTAGTGGTCCTCCCATTCGCCGCCGACTTTGAACCAGGGGCCGTCGCTAGCGTTCTGGCACCCGTCTGAGCGTTTGGGAATACTTTTTGGGGCGGGTTGTTGCTTCGCCATGGTCGCTATCGCCGTCTGCCACATAGCCCGGGTTCCTCTCCGGGCGTTGTCGCGTTGTCGCTGGCCCCTGAATGCGTTCATGCGTTCTCTCCCTGTACCGGGAGCCACTGGCCAGCCTTGCGGCGGCGCACGACAATTCCAGTGTTCGTCCGAGTTGACTTGTTCCACGCCGCAGCGCGAATCTCCGCAGCCCGCTTGCTCGACTCAGTAGCACCAACGCCGGGGTCGGCAGTATGCCCGGTGCCGTACTCCCATTCGGGTTCGGGTGCCGCTTCCTGGGGGTGTGCGGCCAAGTGCCCACGAACGTAAGCCTCTCGCAGCGCGAGGAGCACCCCAGTGGTGGTGTACTCCCCGGCGGGGTACTCGAGTTCGGCTCGTGCTTGTGCTGCTTGCTGGTCGGCTTCCCGCTCAGTGGCGCTCAGGCTGTTGTTCGTCATCGTTTCGTCTCCTTCTGTAGGCTCACTCGTCGGATCTCGCGTTCGACGTACCAGGCCGCTTTCTGTAGGTCGGTCAGTTCGTCCGCGCCAGGTTTCGATCCGGCGCGTGCGAGGTACTTCACCGCGTTGCCACGGTTGAACGAGAGGTGCTCGGTCAGGTCGATCACTTCGACCGGGAACTGTCGGTAATGGTCCGGGTTGATCTGGTCACTCATCGCACACCCACCAATGCGTTCAGGTCCGGTGCCGTCCACCCGGCAGGCTTCAACACCTTCCCGTCCGGGCGACGATGCACCACACCATCCACGAGCTTCGCCATGTTCGCCTCATGGATCGCGTTCACGGCCGCGTCGAGGTCGTACCCACACTCCAACGCCGCCCCGTACACCAGGTACAGGATGTCGCCGAGCGCATCCAACACTTCTGCCGGGTCTCGTTCCCTGATCGCGTCCAGCAACTCCGCCACTTCCTCGCTGATGAGTTTGTGGTGCAGTCTGAGTGCCGCGTCGGGGGCGAGGTTCGGGTATGCGGCCACGTGCAGGCCGAAGTGGTGACGGAACTGCGCCACCATATGAGCATTCTTAGAACGCATGGATCATTCCTTTCGTTGGGTTACAGTCGTGGCGAGCGCCGCGACTGCTTGCTGTGTCACGACACCGTTTCCGAGCATCTTGAGCTGCTGAGTGCGAGACAGCCCCAACACGGGATCGGTCACCCACCCTTCAGGGAGGCCCATGAGCCATTCCACGAACGCCGCCGAGAGCCGCCGGCCACCCTTCGGACCAAGCTCAGTCGGATCGGGTGCAGGCCTGCCGAGCACGGCCTCCCAGCGTTCTATAGCGGCCGCGTATGGCCCCCATTCCGCGTTCTCCGGGAGTTCGATGCTGCCCTGTTCGCGGTAGTCGTCGCTGCGTTCCCCGCCAAAGCCGTAAGCGATCTCTGTAGCTGAGCCGCCACGAGTCGCACGGGGCGTTGGGAGCATCGCGTTCGGTGACGTATGCGCGAGCCGTGTCATCAAGTGAGTGGACTTCTCCGGCGGGCGCCCAGACGTTCGGGGCATCCCGAAGTCAGCGTCACCAGCCTTCGGCGTCGGCAGAAGCGATACTGCGGTTCGGAGATCATCTCCCCCATCGCCGTGAGCGCCGGCACCGTTTGCCTCATTAGAGAGCGGCGTGGGCAGCAGCTTCCCGCCTGTCTCGAGTAGCCCGTTCTCTACGATGATCGCGAGATCAGTGACCACCTCACGTCCTGGCTTCTTGCGCAGGTGATCATCAGGCGAGTTCCCCGACGGCTGAGCCACCGGTGACGGCAGCAGTTTCCCGCCGAGTTGCGAGAACAAAGACCCTGAATCGTCCGTGAGGGGCGCCGACATCTGATGCTCGTATGCCACACCATTCCGCATCGAACCCGAGATCGTGAAGGTCCCCGAGTACACGTCCGAGCGCTGTGAGATTACGTCCACTTGGTCCGTCTCCCACACATCCCTCGCACTGTTCCAGGTAGCAATGCGCCGCATGAATGTCCTCCTCGCTGGTCGCTGTGGCTGAGTATGCGCCTCTCACGTTTTCCCACACCACGTATTTCGGTTTGAGTTGCGCGATCGCTTCGCGCATGTTGACCCACAAATTGGAGCGGGTGCCGTCGGTCATGCCTGCACGCCGCCCAGCAGCGCTGAGGTCTTGGCAGGGTGAGCCGCCGTCGATGATGTCCACCGGTGGGACGGTCGACCAGTCCACTTTCGTGATGTCGCCAAGGTTCGGGACACCTGGCCAGTGATGCTCGAGCACTTTGGAGGGTGCGTCCTCGAACTCGCAATGCCACGCGATCTCAGCATCAAAGATCCGCTCAACGGCGAGACTCAGCCCGCCGTAACCAGAGAACAGAGAGCCTACTTTCAGCGCCACCAAGGCGACCTCCAAACTTGGATAGAGTGCGAGACATGAAAAGTGCTGCAATGACGCCGCTCCTGGCGGCTTCTACGCCTGACGAGCAACTAGTTTTAGTTACGGGCGTTTCGATACTGGCTACGGCTCTGCTTGGCCTTCTGGCCTGGCTGAACGGTCATCGTGCAACAGTCATCGCAGAAGATGCGATTCGAAGGGACCAAACACACAGGGACGCGGAACTCGCGCTTAGAAGCCAGGCAGAACGAGATAGCGTCGCTCTAGCCGTACTGGAAGCATTTGCTTCAATCGAAGCAGTCAGAACAGGCACCCCACCGACTTATGTAGACGCCCAATCGGCCCTTGAACGGGAACGGTCCAATCTCGTATCTAGAGCGAATGCAAAGATCAGCCTGTATACAGCGAATACCGACGAAGCGCTGTTACTTGATTGGTTCGAAGTAACGATCAGCCGGATAGATTCCAATGATCGCTTCGATGACGACTCCATCCCAATGAGGCGGAACGCATTCATGTCCCAGATGCTGGCGTCCAAGGAAGGTATCTCAAGTTGGGCCCGCCGAGAGATCTCAGCCAAAGCTCTGTGCGGCATAAAATCGTGAGGGGCCAGCGCTAGGCCGGCCCCGGATATGCGAAAGCCCCGTGTGTGCGGGGCTTAGAGAGTTGGGCAGGAACCGGGTTTGTGGTCGGTCCTGCGTAGAGATGTGTGCCTAGAAAGGCTGTTCGTCGTCGAATCCGCCGAACCCCTGTGCGCCCGTCTGTGGCGTGTTCACGGGTGGTTGCGCCCATTCACTCTGCCCCTGGGGTGAACCGCCCCCAAAGCCGACCTGGTGGCCCTGCGCGGGCTTACGGAGCACGACCGCGCACTTCGGCCAGAGCACCTCAAGCTGCCCGCGAGCCTCACCGCCCTTGTCGATGTACGCCACCACTCGCCCTCGTCCACGCAGCGTCACGAGCGTGCCCTTCGACAGCTGTGAAGCGAACGCGGTGGCTTCGTCTTCCCAGAACGTGGCCCGGATCCAGGACACGATGTCGTTGCCGGCCTGGTCCTTCGCGTTCTCCCACTGCCCGGACTGCTGGTTCTTTCGGCGTTCGTTGTGCGCGACCGACACCTGCAGGTACGGCTTTCCCGCCTGCGTGGTGCCCTGCACGGGGTCTGTCGCGATGAACCCTTCGACGTCGACGTTCAATTCACTCATTCGTTTTCCTCCTCGTTGTTGAGCCGTTCGACCAGCTCGTGTATGTGGTCCGGCCGGAATGGTGGCCGGGTTTCCCCAGTCATGCGGACTTCCTCTCTCGTTTCGCGGTCGACGCTGCGGCCCGCTCGTTGAGGATGTCGCGGAGCTCCGCAACCCGACGCTTCTCGGTCAAGTACGCCTGCCCGTTCACCGCTGCCTCATGGTTGGCCGCGGCAAGGAACCCGCGCATCCGGTCCGTCTTCGCCCGTTCTTCCCGCAGGAGGTCCGCGCACAGCACCGCGACCGCTTGGGGACCGTCGACGCCGAACCGGGACGCAACCTGCGCATACACAGACGTGATCGCTTCCGGGTCGCCCACCTCGACAGCGTTCACGAACTGCACGATCATCGGACGCGCCAACATCACCTCACGATCACCAATCACACTCGCCTCCCAACGTCGAGCCGCAGCCGCTTACCGTCCTCGGCCGCAGCGATCTCCCGATTCAGCTGCTCACGCTCTGCCGACTGATCTGCCCGCCAAGCGTCAAGACGCGCAACCACCTCAGAAGGCAGCTGCTTCGACTCATGCCAATCACGCGGCACCAGACCAAACCGGCGAGCCATCCGCACATCACGCGCCAACTCCACCGGAGCCTGCGCCTTCCCCGCCAACTGCTCCCACGTCGAGATCAGATCACCGATCTGCATCGATCTCCCCACCCGCGCGTAGTAATGCCCGATCGAGCATTGAGCCTGATCGAACGTCATCTCCGGAGCTTCGGTGAGGATCGCGTACATCCACAACTGCACCCGCTCGCTCGTCATCCGCTCAGCCGTCATGTACTGGTCACCGGCAGCAGCGAGTGCCACCACTTCCCCGATCTGGGCCGCGGTCATCGCTGGACGGTTCATGATTCGATCTCCTTCCCACCGAAGCTCATGTCGGCTGCGAGAGCGCGAGCCTTCTCGACAGCGCTCATCCGCTGGGCAGGCTGGAACCCCTTCTGCCCCGATGCCTGACGTTGCTGCGCCATCTCGGCGCCCTTCTTCAGCCAGTTCGTGAAAGCGGTGTTCCAGTTCTTCATTCGTCGCTGCTTCTCGGCCGCATGCTTCCTGAACCGCGCTAGCTGGTACTCCGGGTCCAGGCCCAACGACTTCGCATAATCGAAGTGTCTCTGGCCCGGGTTCCAGTCCGGAGAGAGCAGTTCACCTTCCGCGTTCGACCCGTTCGGGTCGGACAAAAGAAGTCCCTGTTCCTCTGCTCCCTGATCCCCTGTTCCCTGCTCCCTGTTCCCTGTTCCAGGCGCGAGGATCTCCGGAGACTCTCGCGAGACACTCCGGACTGCCGCTAGTTCCGCATCATGACGCGGAAGTCGCTCCTTCCCCGGCTTATCAATGCGCTGATGGTCCTTCCACCGGCAAACCTCGAAATAATCGCGATCCGCGACGGTGTATCGAACGATCTGACCACCTTCGGACAGCCTCGCGAGGCCTCGCGACACTCTCGCGAATGTCTCGCTAGGGTCTCGCTCAATGTCATCCGCAAACAGATCAGCCGCGATCATCGGAACCCGATCCTCACCCACCCCGTTGTCGTCCACATAGACCACAACCCGATGAACAACAACCGGTCCTCAATAGCCAACCGTGAGACATCCTGCGACCGCCAAAACTCCGGCTTGATACTCCGAATCCGCACCCTCCACCTCCTTCCTTCTAGTACGGGTGCGGGTCGATCTCCACCCGTGTCCCGTCATCGTTCAGATAAAACCAACGCCCACCCGGATACCGAACAGGCGTTGACAGAGCGCGCTCAGCGGTCTTCTGATGAGTGGAATCACCACGCACCCGAACACCCCGCGCTTCAAGCTCGGCACGATCAGCACCAGACTCTTTGAAGCCGTTGCAGACACGGCACGCAGCGATCAGGTTCGACGGCTGATCCAGCACCCCCGACTTCGCACCACCATGCCCACGATTCGCACGATGGTCCGCATCCGTCGCTACCTTCTGGCAGATCTGATCGAACGCGAGAACACAAAGGCCGCCATCACGGAGAATGACAGCGGCCTTGGTCCTCGGCTTGATGCCCTTACTCATCTATTGGTCCCCGCACCCAACCAGGGAAAAGGTCAGAGCACCACTTGGCCACGCCCTCCATGCCTGCTTCTGGCCCGTAGTAGGAGAGCCCGTCTGGCACCGTGACCACCCACCAGAACTCGTGACGTTTGCGGCACACGAAGCACCACTTATCGCCCTGCGATTCCCTGCTGTGTTCCTTCATGCTGGTGCCGCAGATCGCGACCCCGCCAGCTTGGGCACACCAGTCAGCACTGGCCTGCACGCTCATAGCCCCAACGCCTCACGGACCTCAGGACGGAGTGCGCAGCTCATGACGTCGCCAACGTTGCCGTACTCAACTTCGTAGATGTCGTATCTGGCTTCCCCACCACCCGGGAGTTGCACGGGCTGCGCGAGCGCGATCAGGTTGGCGATGCGCTGCTGCTCCACCAGGGCAAGCGTGGCATGTACCTGCGCTTCCGCCTGGCTGAGATGAGCCTCAGCAGAAGATTCGGTCGTGCGTGCGTAGCTGATGCAGTTGCGTGCTTCTGCTGCGTGGTCGATACGGTCACTCATGGTGCCTCCATTACTGGTTGTGTGGTGCATGCGCACCGATGAGAAAGGCCCGGGACAACGCCCGAGCCATGACAGTTACTGCACGACGGCAGCGGATCAAACAGGGACCCCATCTGGCACCACCTCCGCGTCAACCACGTCGTGCTGGATGGTGAGGTCCTCAATGCCGTCAACCTTGCGCACAGTCGCCTGGTCAGCGTCGGCCGCGAGGGCAAGCGGCGCAGCCTCGACGGATTTCGGGAGTAGCTTCTGCAAGACCCGCACCCCCGTCTTCTTGAACATCTCGCCCTCGTCGCTCCCCCACGGGGTCTTCTCCCAATAGCGGGGACGATGCCGGCTACGGATCGTGTCGGCATCCAGGAACACGTACTGAGACTCGTCAAAGCCCTTCAGTTTCACGTATGCGATCACGCCGACCACCGGCCCTCGGTCACCGCGCGACTTCTTGAAGTCGTAGAACTCGCCACGCTCTGAGTTGGCGCCCTCATCGAAATAGTCCTTCTCGTAGATCAGGAACGCCCCCACCTTCGAGTACAGGCCCGTGTTCATGATGAGCTGCACGTATCCGCCGAACCCGATGATCGGCAGCACCTCGAGCTTGTCGCCACGCTTCCTCGGGGTCAGGTGGAACTGTGCGAGCGGCCCACCGACAGGGAGCTTGAGTTGGGCCGCGAGGAACAAGGAGCCAAACAGGGTCTGCAAGTCTGCCTGCCCCAGCTGAGGCGTCTGCTTGATCGCGGTCAACGCATCCTGCGAGAACTTCGCCGCGTCCATCGACTTACCAAGTGCCCGTTGAAACTGCGGCTCATACTCCGTCAGATAATCCTCAACGGTCTTACTCTTCTTCACCGCAACAGCAGCCTGACTGAGGTCGCTCACTTCTTCGTCTCCTTCGGTTTGATGGTGCGCATGACCATGAACGGGGCACCCTGTGTCGTGTACTCGGCAGCGACATCCGGGCGCTCTTCTCGCAGACGCTTCTGGTCGAACGATGCCCGCCCGGCCTGCCGCTTGTACGTGAGCAGCTTCTTCCCACCAACCGTGAACACCTCCACGTTGTGGTCAAGCATGAACTGGCCCAGCTCCACCTGGATCTTCTTCGCGTCCTCTTCCGCCTCTTTCGCGGTGGCGAGCAAGAACGCGCGCTGCTCGATCCGCTGCTGCAGCTCTTCGGGGGCTTCCATCTCGTCGCCCGAGTCGTGCCAAGCCTCCGAGATCTCCGCGACCGTCGAAGCCTGCGGCGCTATTCCGGCCTGCAGGTCGACCCAAAACTTCGTGAGCGCCGGGATCATGTGATCCTCGATGAACACGTTGTCCCGCTGCTCCCAGAACAGCTTGAACTCACGCCCACCGATCCACACCACCACCGCGGCCCTCTGCGTGCCAGCCACGAGCATTTCGGCCTGCACCTGCACCCGCACATCAGTCGGGATACCTTCATCCCATTTGTGACCCGTGTAGAAGTGGGCCGTCTTGAACTGCCACGTCGTGAACGGATCCGAACTCAGCCGGTCGAACGACGCATGCAGGAACGGGTACTCGATCGAACGAGCCATGAACGCGGGCTCGAGAGTCACCTGCACACCGCTGAACTTCTCCACCCACTCCGCAATGATCGGCTCCGACGCGTGCCCCACGAACGACAAGAGCGGGTCGAACTCCCGATCGATCCCGCTCTTGCTCTTGTAGATGTCCAGCGCCGTGCTGTACGGGCTGAGCCCCATCACTGCCGCAACCTCTGACGCGCCCACCGAAGCTCGGCGTTCATCTAGCCACGCATCCGAGTCCGGCACCACATCGACAACATCAAACATCACCGAACACCTCCCGTTCCTTCTGCATGTCGTGCAAGTAGTCCGCCTCAGCCCACGGATCCCCATACGGTGACTCCGGGAAGTCGTCCTCGTCCTCCACGTACGGGACGATCTGCGAAGCCAGGTAGCGACCCCACCACCCGCACGCGCATTCCTTGTTGTGCCCGAACGGGTTATGAGAATGGCGGCACTCGGTGACATGAGTAGGGGCCGGCACCCCGTAGATGCCAGCCCCCTTTACTGCGCTCCCGATGGGAGGAACTTCGCGCGTCATCCCGCATCTCCTTCGCCTCGTGCGGCGCCCAAGAGCACCGCGAAATCAGTGAGCGTCATCGTCACGTACGTGCCGCCCATGTTCTTCGCCCCGAACCCGCGGCGTTTGTGGGCCACGACACCGAACACAGCGTCATCGTTGCCTCGCTCCGTTTCGGCTTCGTTCACCCAGCCAGATAGGTTCATCGCGCGAACGTCTTTGCACTCGATGACCACACGGCCACCAGTGAGGGTTCGCACGCTGCCAATGTCGCCACGGTCCTTACTGCCGTTCTTCGCGCGCCGCTCAATCCGGTCATCGCCCAAAGCGTCAGCAAGAAACCAGGCCACATGAGACTCGAACAACGAACCAGCCTGCTTCGCGGTCGCTCTACTTCTTCCCACGCCGCTCCTCCCACCGGTACATGAAGTACACGCACGCGAACATGCCGATGTAGATCAGGATCGACAGGCCGTTGAACAGGCCGGCCGCGGTCACATCGCCCGCCCAAGAACGTCATCCCGGACAGTCGCGAGCGCCGATAACACGGCCTGCCCAAGCTCGCCGCCGACCATCGCCGCCGCCAACTCGAGCTGTTGCTTCTGTTCCAACTCGCTGTCGTATTTACCAACCACCACCCACGACACCGCAGGCTTCTTCACTTCATCCACAATTCACTCCCTCCCATAAAAACGATCGCGGCCACGCAAAACACCAACGCAGCCCAAAAAAACCACCACCCACGCCCAAGCCAACGCATCACACAACCCCCAACAAGCCAGCCAAAATGACCAACCCCTGAGCCGCCGTATACACACAAAACCCAAACGTCACACGGAAATACGACTCATCCACGAGCACCTCCAAAAAGCTGTGCGGGCAGTGAACCAGCACTACCCCGGCAGGGCATGCGTGAACAGCGAAGCTCGCAAGGCGCGAGCAGCACGATCCGCTTCTGCCAAATCTGAAAAGTGGCCACCGTAGTGACCGGCGCCGTTGTGCATGGCATGCACCCGGTACTTCCCGTTCTCGACTGTCACCCCGCGGACACCGGTCGCAGAACCTCGAACAGCGCCTCGGTTCTCTGCGTTCTGTTTCGTCGTTGCGAGGCGCAGATGAGAAGGACGCACACAAGATCGGGTGCGGCAAATGTGATCAATCAGTAAGCCTTCTGGGATCCGGCCATTGCGGGCAGCGAAGGCGAACCGATGAGCCGGCATAGCCTTACCAGAGACTCGAAAAGCGCCATACCCTTTCCGCAGGTGTCCATCCCATAGCCAGCACCCACCCGCAGAAATCACAATCTGACGGACAAACCGCGCAGCATCTGTGGCATCAGCTCGCAAAGTCGAGCGTTGCATTCCTGCTCTGATCTGCTGATAGTGGCCGTCACAACTACCACGGGCAGCATGGGGCCGGCCACACCCTGGGTAGTCACACACTCCCTCGGCGATCACTTCTTTGATCGGCCGAAGCTGCTGCCCCTTCTTGGCCTGCATGTAGTGGGAGTGGCAGTACCCCTTTGCTGCGCACTTCCGTCCGCAGCCATCATATGAACATGGCATTCAACCTCCTACGTTTGGCGGGTGTACACGCCATCACGCCAGCCCTTATCTAGCCATGCCCCATCCGGGGTGCGACCGTCCGCCTCCTACCCGAGGGCGCGCCCCAAACGGGGACTTCAGTACCCGCCGCAGCTTCGACACTGCGCCGGGCTGCAACTACTCCGCCAGAACCGGAGCAGCCGTATCCGCAATCGTCGGAACCTGCACCGACATACCCAGCAGCGACTCCGCCACATCCCGGGTCTGCTTCGCCTTCTCGAGCTTCTTCTCCGCGTCCCGCACAGCGCGCTGCGTGGAGCCGATCAGGCCTGCAACATGCGTTTCGAACTCTTCCCGAGTAGACGGGAAGATCTTGAGATCATCGCTCGTGCCGAACACCTTGAGCTCGACGTTCATGCCGTCGCTGTAAGCCTCCTCGTACTCGAGCGCGGTGATCGCCGCATCATCGCCGTTGTGAAGCGTGCCGGTGACGACACCGAACTTGAGCTTCGCGCCGCTGTAAGACGACTCTTCGAGCCGCTTGTACACGTCACCCACCTTGAGTTCCGCCACTCGCGTGATCGTTGCCGACGCCTGGATAAGGTTCTTGGTCTGCATGACACTCCTCTTTCTCTCGTTGGTTGATGTCGTGGCGGTCAGGGGTTCGAACCCTGCGCGTGGCCGGGTATCCCAGTCACCACGCAGCACCTTGCGCCGCCTGGCACGGCAGAGTCACCTCACCTCCGCACCCCGAATGCCTGCGGGACATACCGCAGGACTTCCCCACCACCACCTCCGCACAACGCCCCCACCACGAGACGGCTGACATGCGAACCGATGATTTATGAAGCGCACCACCTGCGATTTGAGCCGGGCCTTGGTAGGCATCGTCCACAGGGATTACATGTCGCGTTATTCGTGAGTTCGCCGCGCTTGATAGCGACGAACCCTGCTTTTGGGTATGCAGCAGCCCAGGTGGGGTCGAAACCCCCGACCCAAGCCGCGCTAGCTAGGTGGTTAGGATCAGTCCATGAGCAAGATCACCGAAGACCTTCAGCGCAAGATCGACGTTTTCGACGCCTGGTTGAAAGGCGGCGACCCCACCGCGATGAACAGGCGAGTCGAAGAAACCCGCGAAGTTCTCGCCCACGTGGTCGTCGCCATCCAAGAGCTCGACGCCCGCCTAGATCGCTTCGAGGCTGCGCACCCGATCAAGGATTGACCGAGAACTAACCACCTCGCCCGACCGAGCCTCGAGCGCTGCTAGCTCGGCATACTTCCGGGCGATACGAGCGTGAAGTCGGGCCGCTGCCCGCCGCGCGTTCGCGGCCTCGACCGTCTCCCACACGGGCGTGCACTCCACCACAACGGCGCTGCCACCCCATGCGTTGATGATGTCCACGCGACGCTGAGCCGCAGACCGCGACCTGTAGATCCGGTCTGTTGCAGGCCAGAAGAACGGCTTGTACCCCTTTGGCCAATGCTCGCCCTCGCGCGGACCATCAGGCCAACGCTCAAGCGCGTACTCACGCCACCCCTGCGGTTCCGGCTGAGACTGGAAGCCGCTGTCGAACAGCTCTTGCTCCCACTCTTCAAGTTCCTCAGTGACGCCCTCGTGCACCCACTCGGCCTTGTACAGTCGCTGCGAACTCATGCTGCAATCTCCTTCGATGGAAGTTCAAGATGCCCGTGCTCACGGACATAGTTTTCGATGCGGGCCCACGCGTACTCGACACCCTTGGGGGTGAGCATTCCCTGCTCGAAGCTGTGGCCGTTATGTCGGTTCTCACCTTTGTCGGTGCGGGACAGTCCACGCCGTTCACCGGAGAGCGTCGCGTGTCCGTGCGAGCGGAGGCCGGTACCGTGCACGAACATGTCGAGCTTCACACCGATGAACGCGTACACCTGGTTCGCGGTGACATTGCATCCCTCCGCCAATGCCCACGAGACGATCTCACGAGCGAACGCTTGCCGCCCCGTGTTCCCCTTGCGATTGTTGAAGTTACGGGCCTGGGAAGCCAGCGGACGAATCTCGACAAGCTCTGCCTGCTGACGCTGCACTTCTTCAGTGAGCTCCGACAGCAGCGCGAGAGACTTCTCCGCCAGCGTCAGAGGCTTCGCGTAGGACCCTGTGCGGGAGAGCTGCGGCATGACCTCGTCAGTGATGAAGTCCTGCACCTGCTCGGCGTTGGCGGCGTTGGACCGGATCACGAGCCGGTTGAACCCTTGCTCGGTCACAACAGCCATGCTCTGCGTCCCGCCAGGGGTACTCACTTCTGAGTACCCTCTGTGATGATCCCGGAGCAGGCGGCCGGCGTTGGCCGCATCTCGGTAGCCGAGGATCCTCGCGATGTCTGCGAGCACGAGAGCGGGCTTACCGTCGAGAGTTGCGGTGCGGATCTGTTCACCGCCGAACTCGAATGGTACGATGTTGCTAGACATTGATTTTCCTATCAGTTGTTCTGGCCCGCGGCTGCAACCGCGGGCTTCTTCTTTTCCGGGGCGCTACTGCTCATGGCCGGACCTCCACACGAGATGACTCGAACACCTTGTGGATCAGTTCCCGCTCGTAAACGTTGATGTTCGTCCTCGGCGGGTTAGAGAACGGGAACAGACGCCGTTCTGCACGCAAGTTCTGAAGCGTCTTGATCGTCTTCCCAGTGAGCTCGGCAAGCTCAGCCTCAGACATCCACTTCTCGTCCACGCTCATGCTGCAACCCTGGACTGCAAGTGCGAGGCCGCGAATCCAGCGACCTTACCTACGTACTCATCAGAGGGAAACAGCTGACCTCTTTCTACTTTTGAGAGGTAGGCGGTCGATGTATCCGCCCCCTCTGCGACCTGTTGAAGCGTCAGGCCTGCCTTCACGCGCAGATGCCGGAGCGCTTCTCCACTGCTGGTTTCTTGTTGTGCTGCCATGCCAAAGAGCAAAGCACGCTCTTTGGCATTGAGCAACCCAAAATGACAACGTTGTTATTCATTTCTTTGTCTTTATGTCAAATATCAGGGGATGATTGCGGCTATTTCATTGACATGCTACGCTCGCACCATGTCAACAAAAGATTTCAACAATTTGACCTCGCAGCAGCGCGCAGACCTCGCCGCGCAGGTCAAGGAAGTTCGACTTCGCGCTGGCCTCACCCAGCAGCAGTTGGCAGACGAAGCAGGCGTGACACGTCAATCCATCGGGAACATCGAAGGGGGAGACACAACGCCACAGGCAAAGACACTTCTCCCTGTACTCAAAGCGCTAGGTATCGCACCTAGCCCAGCCGAGTTCACCCCCGAGACTTCTCGTTGGCTTGCAATAGTCGGCGGCATCATGGACAGCCTCCCCATTGAACGGCGAGCCCACGCCGGCCAGGCAGCCGTGACCGCGGTAACAAACGAACTCGTCACGGCATCCAGCAACGTCATTGTCGGTGGCTTCGGACAGACTGCTCACATCAGTGATGAAGTGGCCATCCCGGAGAACGTGGAAGAAGTCTGGGGTATCGCCGGAGACATCAAGGGCGACGACCCGATCGATCACAGCCAGAACTAACCCCCTGAATACACAGCGGCACCGACGCCGCGTGGATCAGTGCACCCAAAACACGGAAGGAGACGCCATGTTCGTGCCTGAGTACGATCCGGCCTACGACCCTCTTGAGCACCTGGAGCAACTGAAGGTTCGTCACGTTCGCCACACGCTCAACGGGCACAACGCAATTTGGGTACCCGAACGACGCCTTGTGATCTCAGATCGAAACCTACGCTCTGAGCTCCTGCACCCTACGCTCGCGCACGAATGCGACCACGCAGTCAACGACGACTGCGCCGGCCACCACCCACGCAACGAGTCACGAGCAAACCTGCACTCAGCTTTTCGCTTAGTCGATCCCGCACTCTGGGAATCACTGACCGCACTGCACACGGACTACGACCAGATCTGCCTGGAACTTGGGATCACGCGCCGACAGTTCCGCGCCTACTACGACTACAACAAACGCCTCGCGGCCGCTCAAGAACGGCGCGAACGATTCGGCAACGCCGTCTACCTGAACCCCAAGATGGGGGCCGGGCAGTGGCAGAGGAAGCTTGAGGTTGCATAATGGCTGGCAGCATCACGACTTACAGCACGACCGCCGGGAGCAGATATCGCGTCAGGTACCGAAAGCCGAACGGTGCTCAGACCGACAAGCGTGGGTTCAAAACCAAGCGTGACGCGACAGCTTTCCTTGCTAGCGTTGAAGTCGGCAAGAGCAAGGGCGCATACCTCGACCCAACTGAGGGCAAACGCACCGTGGCCGACTTTGCGGAGTCATGGATCGATGGCCATCTCTCGACCCTGAAAGCGTCCTCACAGAACGTGATGGAGACCGCCTGGCGCGTGCATGTTGAGCCCGAGTGGGGCACCCGTGGTGTTGCCTCTATCCGACCGAGCGAAGTGTCCGCCTGGCTAGGGAGGCTCACCAAGGGGAACGACAAGAAGAAGGGACTCGCGGCCCAGACGGTGCGGCGGTGCGCCTTCGTGCTGTCCTTGATACTCGACCGTGCTGTACAGGACGGAGCTGTTCATTCAAATGCTGCTCGCGGAGTGCGGCTTCCCGCTAAGACCCGCAAACCCGTTGTCTATCTGACACACCAGCAAGTCGAGTTGCTCGCGACTGAGTCAACTCAACCGGACCTTGTGCGCCTCCTCGCTTACACCGGGCTGAGGTGGGGAGAAGCTGCCGCACTGCGCGTGAAGCACCTCGAGCTGCCAAAGAGCAGGATCCGCATCGAGGACAACGTGGTGAAGGTGAAGGGCGAAAACAAGTTCGGTACCCCGAAGAGCGGCGCTTCACGGATCGTCCCTATCCCTGACTTCGTCAGCTTCAGTCTTCGCCGCCTCGCAAAGGGGCGGCCGCAGAAGGCGTTCGTCTTCGGGACCGACACTGACCCGATCCCCCGACCCAACGCCGACTACTCATGGTTCGCAGGTGCAGTCCGAACGTCTATGTCCAAAGACGACACCTTCCCGCGAGTGACGCCCCACGATTTGCGGCACACTGCTGCTTCTCTCGCGGTCAGCGCGGGGGCGAACGTGAAGGCTGTCCAGAGGATGCTCGGACACGCGTCGGCGGCAATGACTTTGGATGTCTACGCGGACCTGTTTGACGATGATCTTGATGAGGTCGCGGCGCGGCTGAGCGAGTCGCGGGCGGCGGCACTTGAAATAAAATGTGGGCAAAATGTGGGCACGGACGAAAAAACCCCCGTTGGGCGGTCCGCTACAGCGAACTGACCCAACGGGGGTGATTCTTGGGAAACTATCCCTGAACTGGTGTTTTAGAAGTCCCAGTCCTCGTCTTCGGTGGCCTCAGCCTTGCCGATGACGTAGGAGGAGCCCGATCCCGAGAAGAAGTCGTGGTTCTCGTCCGCGTTCGGCGAGAGCGACGACAGGATCGCCGGGTTGACGTCGGTCATCTCCTTGGGGAACATCGGCTCGTAGCCGAGGTTCATGAGCGCCTTGTTCGCGTTGTAGTGCAGGAACTTCTTGACGTCCTCGGTGAGGCCCACCGGGTCGTAGAGGTCCTGCGTGTACTTGACCTCGTTCTCGTAGAGCTCGTACATGAGCGAGAACGTGTAGTCCTTGAGCTCCTGGCGGCGCTCCTCGCTCAGGGACTCGAGGCCCTTCTGGAACTTGTAGCCGATGTAGTAACCGTGCACCGCTTCGTCACGAATGATGAGGCGGATCAGGTCTGCCGTGTTCGTGAGCTTCGCGTGCGCCGACCAGTACATGGGCAGGTAGAAGCCGGAGTAGAACAGGAACGACTCGAGCAGCGTCGAGGCGATCTTCCGCTTCAGCGGGTCGTCGCCCTCGTAGTAGTCGACGATGATCTGCGCCTTCTTCTGCAGATTCGGGTTCTCGGTTGACCACCGGAACGCGTCGTCGATCTCCTTCGTGGAGCACAGCGTCGAGAAGATCGACGAGTAGCTCTTCGCGTGCACCGACTCCATGAACGCGATGTTCGTGTAGACGGCCTCCTCGTGCGGGGTGATCGCATCGGGGATCAGCGACACGGCGCCCACGGTGCCCTGGATGGTGTCGAGGAGCGTGAGCCCCGTGAACACGCGCATGGTGAGCAGCTTCTCGTCCTCGGTAAGGGTGGCCCACGACTGCACGTCGTTCGACAGCGGCACCTTCTCGGGCAACCAGAAGTTGTTCACGAGGCGGTTCCAGACCTCAAGGTCTTTCTCGTCCTCGATCCGGTTCCAGTTGATCGCCTGCACCGGGTGCCCCAGCTTGAAATTCATGCTTCGTCCTTGTTTCTCGTCGACCTCAGTGATGGATGCGCGCCGCTGGCTACAGCATGCAGCTGACGCACTCCGTCATGTCCGTGCCCTCGAGCGCGAGCTGGCGCAGGCGGATGTAGTAGATCGTCTTGATCCCCTTGCGCCATGCGTAGATCTGCGCCTTGTTGATATCGCGGGTCGTCGCCGTGTCCTTGAAGAACAGGGTGAGCGAGAGCCCCTGGTCGACGTGCTGCGTTGCCGCGGCGTACGTGTCGATGATCTTCTCCGGGCCGATCTCGTACGCGTCCGTGTAGTACTCGAGGTTGTCGTTCGTCATGAACGGCGCCGGGTAGTACACGCGCCCGAGCTTGCCCTCCTTGCGGATCTCCACCTTCGACGCGATCGGGTGGATCGAGCTCGTCGAGTTGTTGATGTAGGAGATCGACCCGGTGGGCGGCACGGCCTGCAGGTTCTGGTTGTAGATGCCGTGCTCCATGACGCTTGCCTTGAGCTCGCGCCAGTCGTCCTGGCTCGGGATCTCAATGCCGGCGGTCACGAACATCTCGCGCACGCGGTCGGTGGCCGGCTCCCAGGCCTCGTCCGTGTACTTGTCGAAGAACTCGCCGGACGCGTACTTCGAGTCTGCAAAGCCGCCGAAGACTTCCTTGCGCTCGATCGCGATCTTGTTCGACGCGGTGAGTGCGTGGAAGAGCACCGCGTAGAAGTAGATGTTCGTGAAGTCGATGCCCTCCTCCGAGCCGTAGTGCACGTGCTCGCGGGCGAGGTAGCCGTGGAGGTTCATCTGGCCGAGGCCGATCGCGTGCGACTGGGCGTTGCCGTCCTCAATCGAGCGCACGGAGGTGATCGAGCTCATGTCGCTGACCGCGGTGAGTGAGCGGATCGCGAGGTCAACGGTGCCGGCGAGGTCGCCGCCGTCCATCGCCATCGCGATGTTCATCGACCCGAGGTTGCAGGAGATGTCCTTGCCGATGGTGTCGTAGCTGAGATCCTCGTTGTACGTGGTCGGGGTGTTGACCTGGAGGATCTCGGAGCAGAGGTTCGACATGTTGATGCGGCCCTTGATCGGGTTCGCACGGTTGACCGTGTCTTCGAACACGATGTACGGGTAGCCCGACTCGAACTGCAGCTCGGCGACGGTCTGGAAGAAGTGGCGCGCGCTGATCTTCGTCTTCTTGATGCGCGCGTCTGCCACCATCTCCTGGTACTTCTCGGTGACCGAGAGGTCGCCGAACGGCACCCCGTAGACGCGCTCCACGTCGTACGGCGAGAAGAGGTACATGTCCTCGTTCTTCTTCGCGAGCTCGAAGGTGATGTCGGGCACCACGACGCCGAGCGAGAGGGTCTTGATGCGGATCTTCTCGTCCGCGTTCTCGCGCTTCGTGTCGAGGAACTTCATGATGTCGGGGTGGTGCGCGTTGAGGTACACGGCGCCGGCGCCCTGCCGCGCGCCGAGCTGGTTCGCGTAGCTGAAGCTGTCTTCGAGCAGCTTCATCACGGGGATGATGCCCGAGGACTGGTTCTCGATCTTCTTGATCGGGGCGCCGGTCTCACGAATGTTCGAGAGCGACAGCGCCACGCCGCCGCCGCGCTTCGAGAGCTGCAGCGACGAGTTGATCCCGCGCGAGATCGACTCCATGTTGTCCTCGACGCGGAGCAGGAAGCACGAGACGAGCTCGCCGCGCTGCGCCTTGCCGAGGTTCAGGAAAGTGGGGGTGGCCGGCTGGAAGCGGCCCGAGATCATCTCGCGCATGAAGCCGCGCGCGAGCTCCTCGTCGCCGCGGGCGAGGCCCAGCGAGACCATGACGACGCGGTCCTCAAAGCGCTCGAGGTAGCGCTTGCCGTCGAACGTCTTCAGCGCGTACGAGGTGAAGAACTTGAACGCGCCGAGGAACGCCGGGAAGCGGAACTTCATGGCGTACGCCTCGTCGGTGAGCTGCTCAACGAACGACACCGAGTACTGGTCGAGGAGTTCCTTCTCGTAGTACTCGTTGTCGATGAGGTAGCGCACGCGCTCCTCGAAGTTGTGGAAGAACACCATGTTCTGGTTGACGTGCTGCAGGAAGTACTGCCGCGCGGCCTCGCGATCCTTGTCGAACTGGATCTTGCCGTCGGCGTCGTACAGGTTGAGCATCGCGTTCAGTGAGTGGTAATCCATCTCGCTGATCTTCGACGATTCGAGCCCTGGCTCCATTACTGCTGCTTCCAAAACTGCTCCAATCCGTCGTGGACGGCGGTGACGTCGTCCGGGGTTCCAAATAGTTCAAATCGGTAGAGGACGGGCACGTGGCACTTGCGCCCGATGATGTCCGCTGCGAGGCCGTACGCCTCGCCGAAGTTTGTGTTGCCGGCGGACATGACGCCTCTGATCTTGCTCCGGTTTCGCTCGTCGTTGAGGAAACGAATGACCTGCTTCGGGACCGCCTTCGTCGAGGGGCCGCCGCCGTAGGTGGGGACGAGGAGCACGAACGGCTCCTCGACCAAGAGGGGATCTTCTCGCGAGTAGAGGGGGATGCGCAGCGCTGGGCGTCCGAGCTTCTCGATGAATCGGTGGGTATTTCCCGAGACACTGGAGAAGTAGACCAGGTCAGCCAT